TCTAAAATGAAGGTAGAGTTTCTTCGTAGCGGAAAGATTAAAATAGTGGATAAAGAAACGATTAAAAAGGATTTGGGGGGCCGTAGTCCAGATAAGGCTGAGTGTATGATGTTGGCTTTCTCTATGGACTATGCAGATGTAGAAAGAGAATTAGTGCGATTTCTTTAACGGAGGTATAGATAATGTTTAATGAATTATTGGCAGAATCGGTAGCTAAAGCAACTTTTTGGGTTTTGATAATTTTTGCAGTAGGAATCACCGTTAGATTTTTAATAAGAGATTACGTAAATTTTATTTTGGAGGATGTGGAGAAGAAATCTTCCTCAGAAGAAGATTAATTATGACTATTCAAAAAAGGGATTATGCGAGGAAAAATGATATTGGTCCTGAAGGACAAATTCTTTTCTCACCGGGAGATAAAATGGGTAGAGAGGAATCCGCTACTTTGAATATTAAAGATTGGGTAAGTGATTTAGATGAGAAAGTAGATAAATTAATATCAGATGGTTGTAGTCATAGGGGAAATGATCTAGCTAAATTGGCTAGAATTGAAATAGTAGCAGAAGGATTTAGATCAGAAGCTGGAGAAATAAAAAATTCAGTATTTCAATTGGCTTTATCATTTGAATCTCATAAAACAGATGTGGTAAGAGCAAATGGATTATCAGATGGTAAGATATCTGAATTAAAAATTGGGGTAGATAATAAAATAAATAATTTAAAAATTGGAGTTTTGATACAATGCCTTCTTTTAGCGGGTTGTTTAATTCTTTTTGTGGTTAAGGAATTCGTACTGCCGGCAATCAAAAATCCATCGTCAATTTCTTCTGTTCAAGAAAGAAATGTTCCTAATGAAGATGGGAATAGAAGGTGGGATGGTAGAAAGTAATCGAGATTTTGTTTGATAAGAATTATTATAGGTCTCAAGTGTTTTATAAATGGGAGAAATAAATGGCGACTAGGCTTGAACTCCTCCGTAAGAGTCCAATTACCAAAAATGCTATCGACGCTGTTTTCCTTAGAAATAAACAATTGTTAGGAGTAAATGAAGATGAAGTAATGCGAGAGCCGTATAGAAAATCAGATTTGGTTTATATTTGTATTTCTACTACGGCTAAAGCTATTTCTCAAGTTCCGTTGGTAGTCGTTAGAAATTTTGGGAGTAAAGGGGAATACAAACCCCTCCCTGATTCAGATCCTTGGTCTCAGTTGTTTTCCCGTCCTAATTATATTACTGATAGATATTCTTTCGTAGAGTCTGTTATTACCCATTTATTGCATGATGGGGAAGTTTTTATTATTCCTTATCCTCCTGGGTTGAATCCTCCTGGGTCTCTTTGGGTAGTAAGGAATAAATTTATCCGTCCGATGAAAGATCCTAAAACCAATCTTTTGTTAGGGTGGCTTTATAATCAATCTGGTCAGTTTACTGATGGAGGAGTAATTCCAGCGGCAGAAGGTATTCCTTTACACGTAGATGAAGTTGCTAGGATTTATTTATTTAATCCCTATGATCCTTTGAAGGGAATGTCCCCATTAGAAGCTGGGAAGATGAGCATAGTAGTTGATTACAAAGCCTCTTTTTATACTTCAGTATTCTTTGATGAGGGGGCTTCTCCGGGGGGTGTTATTTCTACTGAACAGAAATTAGGCGATAAACAATTTAGTCGTACTAGAGAGCAATTTGAAGCTCGTCATCAGGGATTTAAGAAAGCTCATAGAATAGCAGTTTTGGAACAAGGTTTAAAGTATACTCAAACTGGTTTGACTCAAAAAGATATGGAATTTGGAGAGTTAAGAAAACTTACTGCGGAAAGAATTTACCAAATTTTTGGAATGAAAAAAGCAGTAGTTTCGGTTATGGAAGATATCAACTATGCTTGTATACCGGCTACAGAGAGAGTGTATACTGTGGATAAGGGGGGAATTTCTATAGCAGACGTAGAATCAGGGGACTATGTTTGGTCCTTGGGAGAAAATGGACCTGAGAAAAGCAAGGTGGTGGCTTCTTGGTATCAAGGAAAGAAAAAGATATATCAGTTGAATACTAGGAATTATAAACTTAGGGCTAGCTACGATCACCCCGTATTAGTTTTGCAAAAAAAGGTGGATGGATTTTTTAAACTTCCAAAACATAAATATGAGGGGGAATTGATTTGGAAGCCCATGGCGGAATTGAAGAGGGGTGATTTTGTAGTAGTATCAAAAGGACTTTCTATCGGTGAAGGGGAAGAAGTTGATTTAGAATTTTGTAAATTTTCTGGGGCTTTTACTGGAGATGGTAGTATTTCTCAGGGTCCTGGGGCTAAATTAGGTTTTGTGAGTTTGGCTATCCCTGAGGAGAAAAAAGAGTTAAGAGATGTTTATTCTGACTTAATGACTAATTTGTCTCAGTATAAAAAGAATTTAAAAACTAGATGGGGACATAGCATTCGAAAAGGGGATTCTGTAATCATAAATAAGGAAAGATTTGGGATATCTTGCTATGGAACCTTAGTGGATCGTTTGTTTCAATTGGATATGGTAAAGGATAGTCATAATAAGAGAATACCCCAATTCGTTTGGGATTCTGGTAAAGAGGGGGCTTTAGAATTTATTAAAGGATATATGGATACTGATGGAAGTATATATAAAAGTGGACAATGTGATATAGGTTCTTGTAATGAAGAATTAATGAAAGATACGGCTTGTTTGTTAGATTATTTGGGTATTCTTCATGGCCCTGTTAATAGGATAGAACGTGATACTAATTTTGGTCATCAGATTATTTTTTCTATATCTATAGGAAACCCCACTGAAATTGGATCTGATGATCCCTCTGATATAACAAGAATAGCTAAATTAAAGAGTAATAAATATAAAACCAAGTTAGAATATGCTTCTGATTTAGGCATAGCTACTAAGGCTCTTCCCAATGGATTTACGGTAGCAAAAGCAACCTCCGTTGAGGAATTTGGTGAAGAGGATGTGTATGATTTAGAAGTTGAAGGAAGACATAATTTTATTTGTAATAATATTGTAGTTCATAATACCAGCCGCGAGGAAATCAAGTTATGGTGGGAAGGCACCAACATTCCGTTAATGTCATTAGTTACATCAGCTTTAAACTTTATTTTCTTTCGTCAAGGTTCTGATCTTAAATTAATATTTGATGTTACCACTGTAACGGCTTTAAAAGAAGCGTTGAAGGAAAAAATAGAAACTGGCTATAAAATGTGGCAAATGGGGTTCACTGCAAATGAGATCAATCAGCGACTTGATATGGGATTTAATAGCAAACCTTGGCGGGATGTCGCTTTTGTCCCTGTTAATTTGCAGCCGGTGGATCGTGCCCTCAATCCGCCAAAGCCAACAGTGCCAGCGTTGCCCCCTGCGCCTCCTGCCGAACCTCCTCCCAAACCTCCGAAGGCGTTGGGGGAAGGAGAGAGGATAAAGGAATCTGGTAATGATGCTAAGAATGAACAGAGTTGGAATAATCTTATTGAAAAAACAAAAGGATTAGAGGAAAAATTTGAAAAGAAAGTAACCAGAGTTTTTGCAGATATGAGGAAAAGATCTTTAAGTAATTTGTACAAAAATATTAAAGCTCCCAAAGATCTAGATGATGAGAATTTCCCAGAGGATTCTAGGAATATTTCTAGGTTCACTGACCCTATTTATGAAGAGGCTTTAATAGTGGGATTTACTACACTTTTAGATGATATAGGAAGTTCTATGATTTTTAATCTTTCTGATCCAGAAGCTTTAGCATTTCTATCTATGAAAAATATAGAGATTAAGGGAATTATTCAAACTATTAAAGATCAAATTCGAGTAGAATTAATGGAGGCGTATGAAAAAGGGGAAACCATAGACCAAATAGCGGATCGTATCAGGAGTGTCTTTAATGCTTCTGTTAGTAGGGCTAAAACAATTGCTCGTACTGAAATTATAGGAACGGCTAATGCTGGTAGGAATTTGGCGATAGGTAGATCTGGTTTCAAGGAAAAGGAGTGGTTTACGGCTATGGACGAAAAAGTAAGATTACAACATCGTTTACAACATGGTAAAACAGTTAAAGTAGGAAATCCTTGGGTTATGGCAGATGGTAGTTCTCTTAGGTATCCTGGAGATCCTCAAGGTCCTGCACATCAGGTGATTTCATGCAGATGTGTAGAAATAATCGTGCCGGATAGTCATTACTTGATTAATGAGTAGGAAATTAAACAGTTTCATAATAGTTAAAGAAGGAGGATAATATGGCTACTCAGTTGAAAGGTCAGGATGGAGTTCCGGTAAAATATCAAGGGAAGGAAATTTTTAGTTCTGATTATTCTGGAGTGGTTAAATCCGTTGATATGACAAAAAGAACGTTGTCTATGAAAGGAACGGATGAGACTAAAGATAGAGATGGAGATATCATACGTTTGTCAGGTTGGGATTTAGATAATTACAAGAAAAATCCTGTTTTCCTTTGGGCTCATAATTATGGGTCCGTTCCCCTCGCTAGAGCTTTGAGAGTTACTAGAAAGAAAGATCCTGCTTGCATGGAATTTTTACTTCAATTTCCTACCAAGGGTCTTTATCCTTTCGCAGATATGATTTTAGATTTATATAACGAAAAAATAATTAATGCTTCTTCCGTAGGATTTATTCCGATGAAGTGGAATCCTATTGAAGACGATAACAAAGATGGAAATAACAGGAATCCTTACGGAAGGGAATACGTTCGTCATGAACTTTTGGAGCTTTCTGGGTGTGCCGTTCCGTCAAATCCTAGCGCAGTTCAGAATGCTTTAAAGGGAAAGAATTTTGGATTTAAAGACGATGACCTTTTGAAATATATGACTGGAGCTACTCTTATCCCTCGTCCAGATAAAGAAGATGATGTGGTGGGGGAACTGGATAAATCAGAAACAGAGATTGTGGATGAGACAGTTATTCAAGTACAGGTTCCTGTAGAATTAGATTCTAAGGAGAGTGAAGTAGAGGATTCTGAAAAGATAAAAGGGGAGGAAATCAAACCTCCTAAATCAGAAGAAGAAAATATAGACGTTCCTACTGAAATTAAGGATACTATCAATAGTTCGGAAGTTGTCGAATCTATTGAGGTGGAAGAAAAAGTGACGATGGAAGAGATGAACAAGCGGTTAAAGAAGTGCGAAATGGATATAAAGAATCTTATGATGAGGATGGATGAGATGGATGGGAAACTGGTTAATACAGAATCCCTTACTTCTATCTCAAATGAAATGAAGGGTATCCAGGACTCTTTGGCGAAAGCCCTTGAAGAGATCCCGAGGACTCCCAATAATGGGGGAAGTTCTTCCCTGATTTTGCGAGAGGCTTTTGAACAAGGCAAGAGGGAGGGGGTAAATCCTCCCAAGGAGAAATTCAACAAGGAATCATTAACTGCTTTGAAGAGTGCTTTACTTGAAGTAGCAAAGGCAATGAAAACCATTAACCTTTAACAAGGAGGAAAGTCATGAGTAAGAAGTATATCAAGTCGGACAAGGGAGTTTTGATCCTCGCCACTCCGGAGCAGATCGCAGATGAGAGTGTCGAGAAATTTGAAGTGGAAGATCGTACCAACGTGAACCCCCCTGATCCCATTGCAGAGTTGGCAGGGATCGTTAGGGAGATGGCTACCAGTCTTAATACGATCAAGGAGAAGGCCGATCAGCAAGGAGATGCGTTGGAGGCTTATAAGAAGGCAGTGGAACGGGGAATTCTCCCCCCGAATCCGCATGAAGGTCCTTCGGCATCCTCGGCTTCCCCGGAACTGAAGGATATCATGGGGCATTACGAACTTGCCTTCCAGGGCAAGGAACTTATGTCCAAAACGGTCCATCCGAATCATACCATCGATGATAAGACTCGGGTGGAAATGGCGAAATTCTTCGCTCTCTTCCTTCGCCATACGTTGTTTCAGGACTGGCGTGCCAAGGACCAGTTTTGGAAGATCTTTGGTCCCCAAATCAAGACGGCCATCGGAGATTCCGGGAACGCTTTCCCTCTCCCGGATATCGTGGATTCGGAAATCCTTGCCTTCGCCCGCGAGGTTTCTGTAGTCCTTCAGTACGCCCGGATTTGGCCTATGTCTTCTGACAAGCAGTCCTTCCCGTCTGAGACTGCGGCTGCTTCGGTTGTCTGGGGAAATACCACCAGTCAGTCGGAGCCGGGAGTCACGGAAGTCGAACTGGAAGCTAACGAGCTTTCAGCGTACAGTGTTGTGAAGAATGCCACCCTGATGGACGCCCGTTCTGATATCGTTTCTTGGTTGACGGCGGCTCTCGCGGAAGCGGCGGGGCAGGAGTTGGATAATCAGGCGTTCAATGGTTCCGGCTCTCCGTTTTTCGGAATCCTTGATGCTACGGGGGCTGGTTATTCAGTTGCCCTTGGTGGATCTTCGTTCTCCGATATGACCTTTACTGATCTGTCGGAGATGATCGGTAAGCTGGACGGTCTGCGGAAGCAGGGTGCTCGGTTCTGGATGCAGGGACAGATCCTTCATCTGATCCGTTCTCTGAAGGATAGCAACAACCGTCCGATCTTCTATGATACCATCGGTCAGCCCACTTCCGGGACGATATTGGGCTATCCGTACTCGGAGGTTATCAAGATGCCGTCTACCACGGGGGCGGATACTGCCTTCCTGGCTTTCGGTAATCTGCGGTATCTTGGGGTTGGTCGTAGGCTGGAAGTTTCTACCCTTTCGGCAGATCCCTACGGCCTGTGGACCACCAACCGGATGCGGTATAAGCTGTATCAGCGTTGGGGCATGAAGATTGGTCTGCAGAATGGCTTCGTTCGGGCACTGACCTCTTCGTAAGTTGTCTTGAGGGAAGGGGGGCAAAACCCCCTTCCCTTTTGGTTGGAGGGCGTTTCAAGCGGGGGAAAAGCGTCTGGGTCCCTCCGTTCCTAGACGTGGGGATGATTCAAGGTTGATTCGGGTGCCCTCCGCGAATCAGGTCATCCCTCCCCCACCCACGGGGGAAATCATAGGAGGGCATATGATCCAAAATTATTCTTCTAAAGTTGTCCGATACATTTGTGGAAAATGCAGTACCATTTTTTCTCCTTATGGGGGGAAAATTCCTGAGAAATGTCCTAAATGTGGATGCCCCGAATTTGAAGAAATGGTAAAAACTAAAACGGAGGTAATTCAAAAATGAAAGCCTCTTTTAAGTGTGAAAATTGTTTGAAGGAAACTAATATATCTGGAGAGGGAAATCGTCATTTAGGTTGCCAATCTTGCGGATGCGGGGATATCAAATTTAATGAAGATGTTTTATTGTCTCCTATTTCTTTCAAAGATCCCGGAGACGTTTTTCCTTCTGTTCTTGTAAAGAAGGGAGAAAGTTTTTCTGGAAATCATCCTTTGGGTAGATCTTGGAAATTATCATTCCCTGTTCCAGAGCCTGAAACTACTCCAGTATTAAAGGTAGCTATTAAATCAAGGTTGAAATTGACTAAGTGAACTTGGATAGAAAGATAAGGGGGTATTTTTATAATAAAGTTTGATATTTGATTTGGAAGGTATAATTATTAATGGATCATTTTACTATAGCTTGTAGTAAATGTGGAAAACAAAAAACTCTCAAGTTTCCTACCAGAGCAACTTTATCCTGCCAATCTTGTGGAAATAAATTATCTAAAATAGCCCTTCCACCAGATGAGGAAAATAATACAATTATTTTTAAATGTTCTAAATGTGAAAAACAATTTCCTATTAAATCTGGAATTTCTACTTATCTACAATGCCCTTCTCCTAATTGCGGATGGGTAATTTTAGAAACGGTGGAAGCGGTTTGTTTATCTAAAATAAAAAATTGTCCTGAAAAAGAAGAATCCAAATATATTTCAGTTCCTATTTCTGTTTCTCCTTTGATAAAAAGAAGAAAAGTTTCTTTTGAATCTTCTGACACTTCTATAAAAGTAGCTATCCCCTATTATAATGGAGGAGATAGAATTCAAAGGGCTATAAATAGTTGGATTTATCCAGAGGTTGTTTTTATTTTAACTGATGAGGCAGTTATCCCTCCGGGATCTGGGGTCTGTAGTCAATTATTTACTAATAAAAATTCTAATTCAGAAGGATTAAATAATAAAACTCAACCATATTTGATAGACATTTTATCTAAAATGGTAGAATTATTTCCAAATGAAAAATATTATGGATATTTTAATTCCGATATCATTCTCCCTTCAGGAACTTCTATTACCAGTCTTTTACCAGATGTTGGGAAAAAGATTGCTTTTCACCATCGAAGGGAATATGAAGGATCTACAAAGGAATCTCCTAGAAATTTAAATAAAAAATATCAAGTATTTTGTGGTAAAGATGGATTTGTAGCAGAAGCATCTGTAGTGAAAGATATCATAAAAAATGTAAAAGATATGGTTATAGGAGGATCATCTTGGGATGATGGATTAGCTATTTGGTGTTTTAAAAAGTATGGTAAGGATAAAGTAGATCTTCGATATGGTGAAATAAACCACGCTTTACATCAACAAGTTTGGACGGCGGATGATAAAGAATCTAGATTTAATAGAAAACAATTAATAGAATCTGGAGTAGATGAGACCACTCGTCATTCTTTTAATTGGTTTAAAGAGGCAGATGGTGCAACCATTAAAGAAAGACAAAAATTACTAGGGTTGATTCAACCAGGAAGAATTGGCGATATAATTATCGTTCTTCCTATAGCTAAATGGTGCCATGATTTGGGATATAGAGTGGTTTGGCCCGTTGCTTCTGAATATGTTTCTTTATTTGATTATATAAATTATGTAGAAGTAGTTGATATAGAATCTGGTTTATCTGGTTCTTATAAAAAATCTAAATTTATTTTGAAAAATAGAGAAATTACCAATATAGTGGATTTAGGCATAGGTTTTGGTAGGGATGAATCTGAGTGGGAATCATCAGGATTGTCTTTTGATGAATGGAAATATAAAGAAGCTAAAGTTCCTTTTGAGGAAAGATTTAATCTTATCATAAATAGAAATTTTCAAAAGGAATTAGATCTGCAAAAGAAATTGGATTTGTTATACAAGGAAAATTATGTAATTACCCATTCTATTGGTTCTAAAGGTAAAGTAGATTTTGATGAACACGACTCCGTAGAAATCAATCCTGTTTCTGGATTTACGGTATTTGATTGGATCGGAATAATTGAAAGAGCTTCTAAAGTTCTTTGTACAGATAGTTGCATAGCTCATTTAGTGAATCAATTAGGGCTTGCTGTAGGTAGGAGAACTTTTCAACCTTTAGGTAATTATTTTGGAAGAACGTTAAAAATGGCTGTTCCGAAAATCAATTGGGAAGGTGAAAAGGAAGCCACTAAGATTAAAGCTCCTCGTGTTAAATCTAACAAATCAAACTGTACTCTACTTGTTTCATTACCGGGTTTACATACCGGAGACTGGCCCCTTTATCCTTTGGGGGTAGGCTATCTATCTTCTTCGTTGAAAAGAGATAGAAATGTATCATCTATACACTTTCAAAAAGAACGTCATGTAGATGATATTCTTCCTAAAATTTTGGCTAATTCTCGCCCCGACGTTGTAGGATTTACTTGCTCTACTTTTAATCGTGGAGCAGTTCGTAAAGCTATTCAATTGGTAAAAAGTATTCTTCCAGAATCTTCCGTAGTGCTTGGGGGAGTTCACGCTACGTATTTTCCTCAACAAATGATTAAAAATTATGGGGCAGATTATGTAGTTATGGGAGAAGGAGAAAATACCCTTCGATATTTATGTAATGCTTTAGAAGAAAAAATAGATTTGAAAAATATTCGTGGATTATCTTATTTAGATTTTCAAAACGAAGTTGCTATTAATCCTTCCGTTATTCCAATAGATAATTTAGATGATCTTCCTTTTCCTGATTATAGTTATGCAGAACAAATAATAAGAGATAGTAAGATGGGAAGTATCATAACTTCTAGAGGATGCCCCGCTCGTTGTAATTATTGCTCTACTAGTCATTATTGGGGACAAAAAATTAGAGTTCATTCCGTAGAAAGAGTTTTAGATGAAATTGAAAGACAAATAGATCTTTATGGAATTAAAAAGTTATTTTTTCATGACGATACTTTTAATTTATCAGAAATACGAGTTAAAGAAATTTGTCAAGGCATGATAGACAGAAAATTTAATTTAACTTGGGCCGCTCATGGAAGGGTTCACCCGGTTTCCTCCGAAATGTTAGATGCCATGGTGGAAGCTGGGTGTCGTCATATTTGTTGGGGAATAGAATCTGGATCTAAAGAAATTCTTCAATCTATGAATAAAAAAATAGACTTTCAGCAAATTGAAAGAACGTATAATTTATGCACTAAATATAAAGATGTAATGACTACTGGGGCTTTTACCATGGTAGGATACCCAGGGGAAACGGAACAAACTATAAAAGAGACTTGTAATTTTTTAAATAAAATTCCCTTGACGGATTCCCCCAGTTCCTCCGTTTTATACGTTCTTCCGGGGACTCAAGTTTATAAGCAACTAGAAGATCGAATTGGGGATTCATATTGGGAAGATACGGATGATGTATTTTATAATACTACTGAACACTCTTTGGAAACTCTTCATAAATGGGCAGGAATGGTAGGGGGCAGTGGAAATAGATTACCATTTGATATTAAAAAACATTTTTGGGATGGTGTTTTAATAGGAAAAATCCCTTCTCCTAAACCTCCTTCTTTAGATTTTAAAAAAAATTCTGATTGCCCCTTACATTTCTTTACTATAGTTTTGAATGGAATGCCTTTCATAAGATACCATATAAGAATGTTGCAATCCCTTCCGTTTGATTGGCATTGGCATATTGTAGAGGGAGTAGCAGATTTAAAGTATGATACCCAATGGTCAATAGCATTAGGTGGTAAGATAGTAGATAAAATTCATAATAATGGATTGAGTAATGACGGCACTACAGAATATTTAGATTTATTAAAACAATTATTCCCAAATAAGATTTCTGTATATAGGAAAGGAAATGGTAATTTTTGGGATGGTAAAGTGGATATGGTTAACGCCCCTATTTCATATTTACCAGATAATTGTATACTTTGGCAAGTAGATGTAGATGAATTTTGGGATTTAAAAAGCATAAATAGAATGATAAAAATGTTTAAAGATGATAAAGAAAAGATGGCTGCTTATGTATATTGTCATTATTTCGTAGGTCCAAAAAAATATGTAGCATCTATGAATACTTGGGCTACTTTACCGGAAGATTGGTTACGAGTATTTAGATTTTACAAAGGATTTCATTGGAAAAAACATGAGCCTCCGACGTTAGTGGATAAAGATGGAAAAGATTGGGGCAGAGAAAAATTTATATCTAGAGATGATACGTTAAGAAATGGAATCTCTTTTCAACATTTTGCCTATGTAGATTATAAACAAGTTGAATTTAAGGAAATTTATTATGGTTATTCAGGGGCTATAAACAATTGGAAAAAGATGCAAAATACTAATGGAGAAGAAATTAACCCTCGTAAATTTTTACCATGGGCAGGAGATGCTTTAGTGAAAAATTGGAGTGATTATAATGGAGAAAAATTACTTTACCCAGGCGAATGGATGTTATGAATAATATAGATATTTCTCAGAAAACTTGGCATGTTAATAAGTACAAAGAAATGTTAGAAAAAGGACCAGAGGCTTGGGATGGACTTATTAATCCCGATAGTATATGGTACTTCTTGCACACAGATTGCATAGATAAAATTAAGGAATTTTTTCAAAATATACCTCCATCTACTTTTCTTACTTTGGGAGATGGGTACTGCGGGAGAGAAGCTATTCATATAAAAAGATTTGGGTTTGGTCATAAAGTTCACGCTTCTGATTGGCAACCTTGTCTTATAGAATTGGCGCACAGTATGGGACTAGTAGATGAGTTTTCAAACCAAGATATGAATTCGTTAACTTTTGAAGATAATTCTTTTGACTTTGTTTTTATAAAAGAATCTCTTCATCATATGTCTAAACCATATCTTGGGCTTTATGAAATGTTTCGTGTGGCGAAAAAGGGAGTTATTTTGATAGAACCGAGTGGGGATAATGAACCCCGTTATCATTTCAATAATTTTGAACCAACGGGAAATTATATGTTTGGTTTTTCATCCCACGAATTAGTTAAAATAGGTCTAGCTTACGGATTTAAAAACTTTGTAGTAACGTATGCTTCCGTTCATTTTGGACGACATAATATTGATAATATTAATGCAGGGAAAGTAGATGAGGAGAAAAGGAGATTGATAAATTTAGATAATCAACTTCCCTTGAAAGATAGGCCATTATTAATATTTTTCTTTTTGAAAGAAGAAAAACTTTTAGATGCTTTTAAAGATGAAAATAGATTTAAGAAAGTGAGGATCTAAATTTGGTTCCCCATTATGCTGATTTTAAGGATAGAATATCTTCCGTAGAGGGCCTTTTATTTCCGGGGGAGGATGAATTTCTTTTTAATATGTCTGCCCAAATGCCTGAAGATGGCGTTATAGTTGAAATGGGTAGTTATTTGGGAAAGTCTTCAGTATCCTTGGGATTTCCTTGCTTAGGAACTAAACGAAAAGTTTACTGCATAGATCTTTGGGGAACAGAATCTTGGTTTACTAGTTGGAAGGAAACGATAAATAAATTTGGACTTTCTGAAAATGTAATTCCGTTGAGAGGATATGCTGGAGATATTTTACGAGATTGGGAAAAGTTGACCGGGGGAATAAAAATAAATATGGTATTTAATGATACTTCTCATTGTCTCCCAAGTGTTCTGAACGAGTTCGTTTTGGTTTATCCGTGGGTAAAAAATGAAGGGGTAATGGCTTTTCATGATTATACTCATGCATCTTACCCCGACGTAGCTAAAACTTGGGAAGTAGTGAAAACGATGTTATTGAATCATAAATCCATGGGATCAATTGTTTTAGGTAGAAAGGTTGAAATCAAATGAATTTAATGATGGTCGATGCTCTATCAACTTTTGGTAAGACTTTGCGAGGAGTTATTCAAGATGTTAAGCCTAAGAAAATTATAGAAACTGGGACGTATTTGGGCAAAGGTACTACCACCGTAATAGCATCGGCTTTGAGAGATTTTAATATTGACTCTACAAAATTTTACTCAATAGAAGTAAATCCTCAATATTTTCGATCTGCATATATCCATCTTAGAGATATGGGTTTATTAGATTACGTGATGTTGATAAACGGATTATCTATATTCAGAAAACAACTTCCAAATAAAGATGAAATTAAGAAGAATTTTTTGGATAAAGAATGGCCCAAAGAAGTCTATATCGACCATAGTAAAGAAACTAGAGTTGATCGTTACTTCGAAGAAACTAACTTTGATAATGTTCCAGAAGGAGTATTATTAACTTGTTTAGGAAAATTAAGTCAATCTCCTGATTTGGTACTTCTTGATAGTGGTGGTCATATAGGAGGGATCGAATTCGATACTTTGATTCCCGTTTTAAAGAAGGAATGTATTATTGCATTAGATGATGTTTTTCACGTAAAGCATTATACAAATTTGAAAAAAATAGAAAAAGATCCTAGATTCAAAATTTTATATTTATCTAAAGAAAAATTTGGGTACTGTATAACTCATTTTCGACCGGAGGTAACTTGAATCCATTAAAACTTTTCTGGGGAACGGTAACAACTGATAAAAACGTCGGAAACTTATTCGGCTACCGCACCCATAATACCATGCTTCGTAAATATACTGAAATGAGGGATGATGTAATAATAGTTGGTACTATAGATGAAGCAGATGCATGTTTATATATCACCACTCCAGAAGTATTCAATTCCCGTCCAGATAAACCCACCTTTCTTTTTACGATGTTCGAAGCGACCCGTCTTCATGAAATGTATGCAGAGAAAATTCAGAAAGCGGACTTCATTTTAGTTCCTAGTAATTTTGTAAAAGGTATTTTTTCACCCCATTTTCCAGAAGATAAAATTTGGGTAGTTCCGCATGGAGTAGAAGAAGATTTTGGATTTGTACTCCGAAAAAGGAACCCAAAAAAATTTCGTTACTTATGGATAGGTGCTCCGAATCCAAGGAAAGGATATCAAGAACTTATCTACGTTTGGGGGAAACTTGGTCTCGCTTCTAATCCAGAAATAGAGTTATATATAAAAACAACACGTGTTCCTAACGTGACGATTCAAAAAAAGGGAAACGTTATTTTAGACAGTAGAATCGCTACTAAGGAGGAAATGATAAAAATTTATCAAGATGCCCATTGCTTTGTTTGGCCAACTCGCGGTGAAGGATTCGGATTGCCGTTGGCAGAGGCCATGGCGACGGGACTTCCTTGCATAGCCACGGGATTTAGTGGGGTGCTAGATTTCTTTGATAAAAAAGTAGGATACCCTTTGAAATATAAATTAGGGTTGATGGACATGACCTCTCCGATATACGGGGATATGGGTAAGGTGGAAGCGGCTTTCCCTGATGTAGCTGATTTAGTAGAGAATATGGTTTTTGTTAAAAATAATTATAAGCATGCCTTGGAAAAAGGAAGATTAGCAAGTCATCGGATAAAAAGTAGATTTACGTGGGAAAATTCTGCTGAAACTTTAGTCAACTCTATCCGAGCAGGATTGGAGGAGAATAGAAATGCCTTATGCCACTAAAGTACAAGTTAAAGCATATTTGGAAATTAAGACTTCTGAAATTAGTAAGGATGATTTAATTGACGCTTTGATCGGTTTCTGCGATGAATTTATCAATGAATATTGTAATAGAACTTTTACTCAGGCAGCTGTAACAGAGTACCACGATGGTGGATCAAATAAAGTATTTCTTAATAGATTCCCTGTAGCATCTTCTCCGGCAGTTCAAGTTTGGGATAGTTGGGATAGGTCTTATGCCAGTACGGATTTAATCGACTCCGATGATTATTTTGTAGATACTGAAAATGGTATCCTTAAATTTGATTATGATATTGGAGGATCTCCGGGAGCGGTAAAAGTTACTTATACTGGTGGGTATTCTACCATTCCCGGTCCTATAACTCAGGCTTGTATTGAATTGGTAGCTAGAAAATTGAAAGAGGGTCCTAGTGGAGGGTTAGGGGTTCCTAGTAGATCCCTTCCTAATGGGGGTAGTGTAACATTTGAAATTGGTGCTCTTCTTTCTCAAACTAAGATAGCTCTAGATGCCTACAGTGTATTACCCTAAATGAAGCAACTTTCGTCGCTTCAACATAGGATTTCCGGTTTCACGAGCACTAGCAAGGACAGAGGACTTACGTCCTCTGCCTTGGCTGACGGTGCCTCCACCGGCAGTCACGGCGATCCCCGCCGCGATCATTCTTTGGGCTTCATTTCTAATATTCTTAGCGGCATTGACATCGCGGTCGTGCAAGGTCTTGCACCTATCGCATCGCCAAGAACGAATGTTAAGAGGCATCTCAGATTGAACATGAAGACAGACGGAGCAAGCTTTGCTAGAGGGGAAGAAACGATTCACTTTGATGAAACCTTTTCCTACCCTCTCAGTTTTATAACGGAGGAATTCAACCAAAGTTCCCCATCCTACATCGCTGATAGCCTTAGCAAGTTTATGATTCTTCATCATACCTTTAACATGCAAATCCTCGACGGCAATGACTTGGTTTTCGTCAACAAGCCGTCGAGAAATCTTATGGAGATAATCTTTCCTACAATTAACAACCTTTTCATGGGCCTTAGCTACCAAAATTCTGGCTTTGTTTCTAGATTTACTTCCTTTCATTTTTCTAGAAAGTTTTTTCTGTTTCCTTTTCAAATTCTTTTCAGCCTTCAAAAGATGGCGAGGATTATCAAATTTAGCCCCATCACTAGTAATAGCAAGATGATTCAAACCAACATCAATTCCAATAACTTTTCCTTCAAAAGAAGGAGAAGGAATGGGAACCCCATTATCCGTCAGAATAGAAGCAAAATATTTACCAGAAGGAACACGACTAATCGTAACAGTTTTGATTTTACCTATGATTTCTCTGTGAATGATGGCTTTTACCAAACCAATTTTAGGAAGGTAAATTTTATTTTCTACAATTTTAACGCTTTGTGGGTATTGAATAGATTGATTTCCTCTTTTAGATTTGAATTTAGGATACTTTGCTCGACGTTCAAAAAAGTTTATGAAAGCTCGGGACATATGAAGACAAACGGATGTCAACACCTGACTATGTGTTTCAGAAAGCCAAGGATACTCTTCTTTAAGTTTAGGAAGACGATAAGTCAATCCAAACTGACTAAAACCTTTCCCCGTTTCTTGATAAACTTTTTGGGTTTCTGCAAGGCTATTATTCCAAAGCCATCTAGCACAACCAAACGCTTTTGCAAGAGATTCTTCTTGCAAAGCGGACGGGTAGATGCGGATTTTGGTGGCTGTTAACATGATATTAGTATATACTAAATTCGTAGTAAGTAAAAGAAATATTTTCTTTTGGAAATGAAATTTGTTATTCTCTTGATCTAAATTGAAAGGCGCAGAAAATGGCAAACTCTTTCGAACTGAAATTCGTTCTCCCTCCGGGGACTAGTGCTATTTCTAGATTACCTCCTTTGATTCAATCTAACGTTATTAGAGCTTTAAAAGATGGAATGCTAATAGCAGAAAGAATATCAAAAACTCAATATTTATCTGGCCCTCGTCCAGAAAAATTAGCGGTAAAAACGGGGCTTTTGAGAAGTAGAGTTTTAGGAATTCTGGCTGGGACTGGGGGCGATCCAAAAGTATTTGCTTCAGGTGTTTTAGGCGTATCAGGAGTAATTTATGCTCGTATTCATGAATTAGGGGGTATTACTAAACCACATCCTATTGAAGCTAGAAATAAGCCTAGATTAGTTTTCTTTTGGAAAAAGAAAGGAATTTGGATGAGCATTCGAAAAGTAAGCCATCCGGGGTCTAGAATCCCTGCTCGTCCTTATCTAAGACCGGCTTTTGATCAAGCAAAACCTAGCATAGAAAATTTGATACAATTGGCTATAAATAAAGCATACAAGGATAGCTAATGTCAACACGAAACGATATTTTAGAGGATATTAAAACTTGTTTGAAAGATTATTCTAAAGCTACAGATGTAGTCAGGAAATTTGTTTTTTTTGATGAGGTTCCGGCATTTCCTTATTTAATGGTATTAGGGGGGGATGAACCTTTTGAAGATGAATTAGGGGATTCTACTTTAAGTCGTATGCGAGTTAGGGTAGTTGGTTATTCTAAGAGTGCAGAGGAACCTGAACAGGAGCAATGTGATTTAATAGAAGATGTTCTTAAATGTCTGGATGATGATACATTTAATCTAAGAAAGAAATATATGCGTCCATTGGGTGTTGAAACTGACGAAGGTATGTTACATTCAGCAGGAAATGGAGTTGCTATGTTTGTTCTGAATTTGGAACTTACGTATAAATTTTTAAGGAGCGCACCTTAATGGAAAGTAATAAATATTGGGATAGTTCTATAAAACTTGGTTGGGCTTGCCCTTTGTCATGGCCTTATTTGAATTCCACTACCCACATTTCTTTACTAGCTATGGATCGTCCTGATTTTATTCTTCTAGAAGCATCTAGAGGAGGAGATATTGCTGAAAAGAGAGAAGCTCAAGTAGATGAAGGATTACGATTGGGATGTACCCATATAGTATTACTAGATGCAGATATGGTTTATCCCCCAAGCACTTTACGAGATTTATTTTCAATAATGGAATCTCATAATGCTGATATGGTGGGAGGACTTTGTTACAGAGGGTACGAGCCATATGATCCTCTCATTTGGAATCCTACTGAGGAGGGTTTACTTAAACCCTTTGAAGATTACAAATTCGGAGATATAGTATCCGCAGGGGCTACGGGTGCCGCTTGTTTATTGGTCAAGCGGGGTGTTTTTGAAAAGCTACCTCGTCCATGGTTTCGTGTTCAGACGGAAGAGAAAACGGTGGATGGCAAGATCGTTGTAATTCGAAGGGGGGAAGATACTTATTTTACTAGGAATGCAACTAAAGCTGGATTTAAACTTTTGATTAATACTGATTATGATATTGGGCATCTTAGGGAGTTTGCTGTGGATCGTCATTTTTGGATTACTTACGGCATACTTAACCAGCTTGGAAACTGGGGTACGGCTTTTAAATTATTTAGAAAACTGAAGGATAAAGAGTGGTTGAAGAAAGAGTTCGGGGGAGATTAAAAAATTTAAGGGAGGCTCCGCAAGGAGTAATTATAATGATGGAAGTAGAGGGTTTTCCAACAACTAGACAATATGTAGGAAAGGAGAATTAGTATGGGCGACCCTTTGATGGGGAGGTATGCAAGTATTAAGAAAGGTTCCGTATTAGTCGAAAACTTGGGAAAATGGACCCTTGATATTAAGATGGATGAGATTGATACTTCCGTCTTTGGGTCTGTTTGGGGAAAGAAGATTCCTGGAATGCAGGCGTGGACCGGGACGGTGGAAGGATTTTATGACCCCGCTGATACAAATGGTCAGAAGGCCCTTCATGATGCGGCGTTGGCGGCAACCAAGTTGACAGATATTCGGTTCTTTATTGACTCCACCAGCTACTGGACTCCTGATGTCACTGCGGAGACTGCCGCCGGAGCGTACATTTCTTCTATCAACGTGGGACACGACAAGGCAGGTGTAGCATCGATCACTATGAATGTGATCGGATACGGTAAAATCGCACTCGTGTAATATATGTTGTATGATCGCGGCGGGGATCGTCGTGACTGCTAACTGAGGCACTATTAGACAAGACAAGGATTGAAAAATCTTTTGTACTTGCTGGTGCCCGTGAAGTTAGAAGCCCTTTTTTGGGGCAATCCACGGGGGCGTTACAATGGTATTAAAAGGGCGTTAAAAGGGGGGCGTTACAATGGCGTTAAAATTGAAGAGGTTTCAAGCAGGAAAGTGGTTTGATTATCCGGGAGCGGAAGGGGTCCGGTTTTTGATCCGGCCCCTCCCTCTTTCTGAAGGGCTTGCTATTCGTTCTAGAATTCGGGAACGGGTTCCTACAGAAATCGACATGACTCAAGGGAAGACAAAAGGGAAAATTACTACTCTTTTGGAAGATATTGATACCGGGAAATACACTTGGGAAATTTTTAATTTTATCCTTCAAGATGTAGAGGGGATTGATTTAGAAGATTCCCCCGAAGCTTCTTTGGAGGAAAAGAAAAAGGCTATTTTTGATGATATATCTCTCCGGGAATTTATTTCAGAACAGTCGGAGTTAGTTCGTCAAGATGGGGAACGAAAACTGGATTCTGAAATAAAAAACTGACCCTGCTCGCCGAATGGATTAAAGAAAAAAGGGAGACTAAATTCTGGTGCGAGACTTGTCGAGAGCACTATGAATTTAGGAGCAAGCGAGCAGGCAAGGAAATATCTCCTCCGTGTAATGATTGTTTTCCGGGGGTAGATTTTGAAAACTCGGAAGCTTGGGAGGTATTTCAATTAGCTAGTGCTGATCCTTGGGGGGTGAATCCTACGGGGGTAATTGAAGTTTGTAAGGTTTTAGAAGTGGAAGATATTCAAGAATGTTTATTTAAAGTTTTAAGATTAGCTCAAGTATTAGAAGCGGAATCCAAAAATAAACACTCCCCCAAGGAGGAAAATAAAATTGGCTGATAAGGATTTAACATATAGATTGGTAATTAGAGATGATGGAACTCCCATTCTTCGTAAAATTGCCATTGAAGCGGAGAAAACTGGTGCTAGTGTAACTGCTGCTACCGCCAAGGCTGTTTCCACTCCTAAAGTAGTTCCTTTTCAAATGGCTCCTCAAATGCAAGCTAATGCTGCTTTTTGGATGGATCCTGCAGTTAAAGCTCAAGAAGAAGGAATGAAAAAGGTAACTGGGGAAATAAAGACTCAGGTAGCAGAAGCAACAAATTTAGAAAGAATTATGGAACGTATACAAAGAACGATGGCAGCTTTCGTAGCTGTTTGGGCATTTCAAAAGGTTGTTCAGGGATTTTCCTCTATGATAAGTATAGGAATAGAATATAATGCTACTTTAGAACAATCTAGACTTGGAATGGCGGCTATTCTTACTGCTCAGGGGCAATTTACAGATTCTAGTGGTAGGGCTTTACAAGGTACTGAGGCATTAAATGCTGCTATGGAAATGTCTTCGGATATAACAAAAAAATTACAGATGGATAATCTTCAAACAGCAGCTACTTATCAACAATTAGTTAAGGCATATCAGCAAACGATAGCTCCTGGATTAGCTGTAGGATTTGATCCCAATCAAATTAGGCAATATACTCTAGCAATGGTCCAAGCTGCCAGTGCTATGGGCTTGAATTTGGATATGTTAGCAGAAGAAACTAGATCTATGTTGAGAGGGGCAATTACCCCTCGTAATACTTTGATTGCTACTGCTTTGGGTCTTAGAAATGAAGATATTCGTAAATATAAAAATGATGCAGAAGGATTATATAAATTTATTATGGGAAGACTTAGTGCTTTCGGAGTTGCTGGAGATATGGCTCAAAAAACTTGGGCAGGAGTTACATCTAATGTTAAAGATGCTATAAGTATGGTTTTAGGCGAATCTTTTAAACCTATGTTTAATTATTTAAAATCAGAAATGATTAATATTCAAAATAGTTTAGTTACTTGGACTGCAGAGGGTCCTAAATTAAATGAAGCCGTCGTTTCTGGATTTAGGGAAGTTAGTGATTTAATGGTAAATATGTTAAAATTATCTAAGGAGATTGCTAACACTCTAGCTTTGCCAACAACTTCTTTATCTGTACTTATTAAATCTATTAATTTTATGTTAGAAAAATGGACTCAAGTGTTAAGTTTTATTTCTAAGCCAGTAGCTGCATACAAAAATGTAGTGGAAGGATTATCTTCTGCTATTAAAAATAAAATGGATTTTAGTAAGAAAACCAAAGAACTTAGTGGATCAGAGGATATGCCCTTTGGAGATATAAGTTATGATGTAAAATATGTTGCTAATAGAATGGAACTTGATAAAATTGATAGAGAAATAGCAGAACAAGTAGCTAAAATTAATCTTCAAATCGCTACTCAAAATAAAAATTATAAAGAACAAATATATTTGGTAGATATTCTTACCAAAGCAGAAATTGAGAAAGCCCAAGCTGAGGGAAAATTTAATTTAGAATTAGAAAATGCTCTTAAAAATCAAGGGGAGCAAAGGAAGAAGCATTTATTAATTCAGCAAGAAATGGAGAGATTAGGATGGGGAGGAGAAACTTCCTCAATTAAAGCTCAAATGGCGGAGATGGTTGGAGATATTCAAGAACAAGTTAATTGGGAAAGACAATCTCTAAATATCACTATTGAAAGGAATAGAGCAGGATTAGGAGTTAGAGATAGTTTACAAAAACAATCAGAAGAAGCAAAAAAATTGAAATTTGAAATTGGTGCTGTTAGAAGAATAGAATTAGATCGTCTTAATTATGAATCTAAAATTACTACTCTTCAATCCTCCGTATCTCAAGTAACAGGGGATTATGAAGCTCAAGCTAATTTAGTAATGGAAATTTATCAAAAGAAAATGGATATATTAGCTGCAGAAGGAAAAATTAGTGTAATACGTTTAAATGAAATTAGTAAATTAGAAGCTGTTTTAGCTTTATATGCTAAAGAAGATATTTTAGCAAAAGGAATATTATCTCATTATACTACTAAATGGGAATTGGAATCTCGTTTGGCAATAGCAACTGATAATACTGCTAAATCTTTAGATATTCAACAAATGCAAGCTAGTTTAGTTACCCAAGAATTGGAAAGAATATTGGAAAGAGCTAGGAAAATTACTGAACCAAATGAAAAATATATAAAACAATTAGAAGATATTTTGGGGATTACTAAGCAAACTAATGCAGAAGAAGATAAAAGAAGAAGATTAGAATCATCTTTTTCTCAAACAGGGAGATCTCTTGGGTACCAATCTGATATAGCTAATATGTCTGGAAATTGGGAGGCTTCTAAGACTATAGAAAAAGAACTTCTTAAATTGGAATTAGATCGAGCATTGGCTATTGAGGGACTTTCTGCTAAGGGTAAAGAATATGCTAATATATCATACCAAATGAAAACGGCTGAAGCAGAAGCTCAAAGAACTTTGAATCAGTCTCAATTAGAAGAAATAGGAATGAAGCAATATGCTTTTAAATTGAATCAAGATTTAGTAAATCAATATTCAAATAAGATTCCTAACGCTATAGATCTTAGTGTAAATGCTTTTGGTACGTTCTTAGAAAGCATTGGTTCTGGTACTAAATCCATTGGAGACAATTTCCGTGCTTTATTTGCTGATATCGGGAAGGGGATTCTCAAACTTTTAATAGAAATTCAAATGGCAGAATTGAAATTAGCTATTATGAAATCGTTAGGATTTGTAGATAGTTCTATTATATCGGCTATCGTTAGTCCCGCTGCGGGGGCTGTTCCTTTGGCGGGAACAAGGGCCGGGGGGGGGCCTGTTTCTGCCGGATATTCGTACCTTGTAGGAGAGCGTGGGAAGCCGGAAATTTTCACTCCTAGCGTGTCGGGGAATATTTCTCCAGTAGGAGGAACTCAAAATATTAAGGTTCAAATTATAAATGAAAGTGGGGTTCCTGTTCAAGCGAAGAGTGCCAAGGTAGATGTTAGGCCTGATGAATATATCATATCTGTAGTGATAGATGCTGCAGCAAGGAATAGGATGGGATTTAGAGATATGATGGGAGGCGGGTAATGGCAGATTGGCCATCTATTTCTGCTCCTCGCACTATTGAGGAAGAGTATTATAAGCCTCAAATTAAAACTGAATTTGAAGCAAATTATACTCAATCCCGTGCGGCTAGTTCTAGGGCGATCCATCGTTGGAATTTAAATTTTGTTTTATCAGAAACAGATTTGGGAACACTTCATACTTTTTTTAATACCAATTTAGGCATTGCTTTTAATTGGACAAATCCTAGGAATTCTACTACTTATTCTTGTAGGTTTTCTGGAGATAGTATTAAGTCAAAAAGTATGGGTATGAGCGGTAGTGTTAATTATTGGTCAGTAGATATTACCATTGAGGAAATTTAATGAGGACCCTTAGCAGTACGGCTATAGAAGAAAAGAATAAATTAATTGGTAATTCTGTTTGGCTATTAGCATTAAAAATTACTATTCCGGGGTTGGGAACTCCCATTCGCTTGGTTAGAAATAATGAAGCTATAACTTGGGATGGAGAAACTTGGTCAGCTTTTCCATTTGAAATTGATGAAGTTGGTGATGTATCCTCTGGGGAAGTTCCTAGAGTAGATATTAGAGTTAGTAATATTAGTCGTGCAATGGAAGTTTACATTCAAGCGTATGATACTTATATTAAAACAAATGGATTTAGTCCTGTTTTGGTTAATATTTATGTTTTGAATTCTTTAAATTTAACTTCAGCCACTCCGGAGGTAGAACATTTATTTGAATTGAAACAACCTAAAACTAATTCTAAATGGGCTACTTTTACATTAGGGGCTGCAAATCCATTTAATAAAAGATTTCCCATTATGAGGATTTTGAAAAATCATTGTAGATTTATTTTCAAAGGAACACTATGTGGGTATGTTGGAGTAGGGGCAACTTGTGATAAAACTTTAACCACTTGTCGGTCTTATAGTAATTCTGATAGATTTGGGGGGTTTCCAGGAGCGGGGGCAAGGGGAGTACGACTTGCCTAATATATCTGATCTCATCGGAATTCCTTTCCTTAATCTAGGAAGGGACCCTAAAATTGGATTAGATTGTTATGGATTATTTATGGAAGTAAATAAACGATTTGGTCAAATAGTGACGAATAAAAATATTGCTTGTGAGGATATAGTAACAGCTAGTATAGAAGTACCAGAAGATATAGCAAACTATTGGTCTAAGGTAGAAATTCCAGAACCAGGAGATGCTGTAGCAATGTCTCTTAATCCTATTTTTCCTGGAGTAGTTCAGCATTTTGGGGTATACCTTGGGGATAGTCGTTATATCCATACTTTGAAAAAAGTAGGAGTAATTATATCAAAAATAAATGATCCTGCTTGGGAAAAAAGAATTCGTGGATTTTACAGGTGGAAAAAATGTTCACTATAACTTATGTTCGTAACCCCTTTGATCCTTTGAAGGATCGTATTATTGAGCAATTTCCTATTGGATTGAGAGTAAAAGATTATCTTCAAGGATTTGGAATAGGGGATGTAGAAAGAAATTCTTATGATATAGCAGTATCTATAAATGGTCAAATAGTTCCTAATCCAATGGATTTAGTAATACTTTCTCCCAATTGTCATCTTGCTTTTTGTCATGTTCCTAAAGATGGAGGGGATGGTAAAAATATATTAGCTATTATTGCTATGATAGCTGTTATAATAGTTGCTCCTTATCTTACAGAAATGGCGGCTTTTTATTCTGCAGGAGGAGGTGCAATAGAAGCAATGGCTATTGCTGGCGGTGGCGCTTATATGACCGCTGGTTTAACTTTAGTAGGTGGATTAATTGTTGGATCCGTATTTAGACCAAGTATTCCATCTTTTAATAATCAGTCTATTGATTCATCTTCTACGTATAGTTGGGATGCTAAACCAAATTCATTAATGGAGGGGGAAGTTCTTCCAGTTCTTTACGGTACTATGCGAATAGCTCCCCCCATTATAGGAAGATATTTAGAAACTGCAGGAGATAAGCAATATTTAAATATTCTTATGGCTGCAGCTTCCCACGCAATAACTAGTTTATCAAGTTCTAGAATAAATCAAACAGATGTTACTAACTTTTCGGGTATTACTGAAGAAACTAGGTTAGGAGCAACTACCCAAGGGGTTACTCAGGGATTTAATGATACTAGGGTAACAACGTCGGTGGCAACTAAACTTAATCCCACCGCTTCGGCATGGTCTGCTGCAACGACTTATGATTCTGGAGATTATTGTACTTTTGGGGGATTTTATTGGAAATCTCTTCAGGCAGGAAATACCAATAATTCTCCGGTTGAAGATGCTTGGTGGACTAAGGAAATTTGGACTACTAGAGTAACAAATGGAAATACCGTTCAAGGAATAACAGTTTGTTTATCTTTTCCAGCTGGTTTATTTAGTGCTAACAGTTCTGGAGGATTGGGTAGTACTGAAGTAGATGTATATATCGAGTATAAAAAGACTGGAGAAGTGGATTGGGTACGTTTACAATCTATGAATACTGTTCCGGTTATTATTTCTAGTAGTAGATGGTCAGCTGGTCATTGGCAAAATGAATGGGAAGGGCCATCTCCCTCTGTTTATTGGGTAGAAGTAGAAGTTGGATCTAGCACCCCCGGAGATCATGTGGAGGGAGATCCTTATACTTCGGGGGAATCTTGGTATGACTATGATACCATGGGTCTTCGTTATGCTCATTATTGGAGATGGGTAACTAGTGGAACACTTACTCAAATTGATACAGTTAATCTAGATTATGCCCAAATTGTAGCGGCTCAGTCTAAGCCACTTCGTAGAACATATTCTGCTGATCAACTACCAGCAGGAGAATATAGTATCAGATGCAGAATAGTAAATGCTCTTGCTTCAGGAAATACTTATATTAATGATTGTTATTGGGAATATTTTGAGGAAAGAATTTATGATGATTTTACTTATCCAGGAACAACTTTATGGGTAGTTCGTGCTTTAGCTACTGATCAATTATCTGGGGGTATTCCTAGATTTGATATTCTAGCAGTGCGTAGTACGGTCCCCGTTTGGACTGGGGCAACATATGAAAATAAAGCAGCTAATAATCCAGCTTGGGCTGCTTACGATTTATTACATAATAATACTTATGGGGCAGATATTCCTTATTCTCGGATAGATTATGATGCTTTCAATGCATGGGCTTCTTATTGTACTACTGAGGGATTTACTCTAAATATTTATTTTGATCAAGCTCAAACTGTTAGAAAATGTTTAGATATTGTGGGACAATCTGGTAGAGCCAACGTTGTTCAAATGGGTAGTAAATTCACCGTTATTGTTGACAAAGAAGATACTGCGGTACAAAAATTTCTATTTACTGTAGGAAATATCAAGAAAGATTCTTTTTCAGAAGAATTTTTACCGTTAGATGATCGTTGTAATGCTATAGAAATAACTTATTTTGATGCTACTTTGAATTATGAAAGACAAGTTCTTGAAGTATACTCTGATGATTTTGATACTACGGATAGAGATATTAATAAAAGATCTGTGATTTTATATGGTTGTACTGACAGAGATCAAGCCATTCAATATGCTAAATTTCTTTTAAAATGTAACCGTTACTTGACATTAACTGCTTCTTGGGAAACAGATGTAGATGCATTAGCTTGTATGCCTGGAGATGTAGTTGAAGTTTCTCATGATGTTCCTCAATGGGGATTTTCTGGTCGTATTATATCAGCTACTGCAAATACTGTTACATTAGATAGAAGTGTTACTATTGAGGCCGCAAAAACATATGCTATTACTATTAAACATCAAGATGATGATACTAGAGAAGAAAAAACAGTTTCTAATAGTCCCGGAACGTATACAGTTTTAACTATTTCTACTAATTGGGGGGTTACTCCTTCTCAATATGCTCAATATGCTTTTGGAGAAACCAATTTAGTAACTAAACAATTTAGAGTGATTAAAATATCTCGTGCTAAGGAAAACACTTTTAAAATAATTGGTATAGAATATGTAGTTGGAGTTTATGATGATTCTGGAACTGTTTCTGATCCCCAAGTTTGGACATATTTAGATGCCGTAGATAATTTAACAGCTTCTGAAAGATATACTGGAGGAGCGTCTACTAATGCTTTAATATCTTGGAATGGGGCAGTTCATCTTTGGTATATTTGGTATAAATCATCAGTTATGGCTACCCCCCTATATGTTGGGGAAAGCGGGGTTCCTTGGATAGTTATTTCTAATATAGATTATGGATTAACGTATACTTTCTATGTTAGTGGTACTCCTTCTATCATAGATGCCGTCACCGTTGATTTGGCGATAGCAGGCAGATTAACTCTCCCCGCAGTTCCTACTCCAGTATTTGTTGCTATAGCTGGAGGATTTCAGAGAGTAAGGATTGAATGGGAATCTATAGATAATGAAGAATATGATATGGTAGAAATATGGCGTAGCGCAACGAATGATAGAACTGTTGCAACAAAAGTGGGTGAAATTCATTCTAATGTTTTTATTGATACTAGCGGATTGACTGTTTTAACTACCTATTATTATTGGATTAGAACTAGATCGTTAATAGGTACTTGGTCTGCTTGGGAAAGTGCAGATAGTGCTGGGCATAGTGTTACTACTGGTGGAGTAATAACAGGGGATTTTATAGATGATGTATTAGAATTAGAATTAATGAAAATTAATTTTCAAAATATATCTTGGGCTCAGTTTGCTATTTTTGATTCTTTTGAAAATAGTACAAAAAGAGCCTCCCCAGATCCATCTACGTATGACGCTCGTATTTATTCTGGTTATTTGGATAATGGAGAGGATGGTACAGCCGATAGGGAATTTGGTTTTATTTCTAAAACATATACTAATATCACCACTGTTTTATCAAGTAATTCTACCAGTGTAGGATTAAATTATCTTGAAGATACTTTACAATCTTGGTTTACTGATGAATGTAAAAATTTAACCTTATATGATTCAACTGCTACTGCATTTACCATAATAAGTAATACTTCCAATCGACTAACTGTTTCAGGAAGTCCTGCAGCTGGAGCATATACTTTAGTTGATAGTAATCCGGGGTATGCCGTAGCGTTCGCTACTTTCTTAGACTCATCTAACGGTGGGGCAGGTTACGTTAAATTAGAGGTTAGTTTTGATGGAGGGGTCAATTACCAAACATTTCTTGATACGGAGGGAGGAGTAGATTTATTAGGAGGAACTGTAGCAATCGCTAATGCAGGAAATGATTATATTGCAAGAATTACTTTAAAAAATGATGGTTCTGGATTAGGCCCTATATTTTATAAATTTTTGGTATGTACTGATCCTAGTTGCTGGAGGTTTTAGATGTATATATTAGAAAAAGATATTATAATGGGGACTTTCACTAATAGAGAAACATACCTTCCTTCTTTATGTAAAAGTATTCGAGAAAATATTCCCCATATTCCTTTCATGTTACAATTAGATAATCTTCCCATTAATAAAAATTTTAATGCTCTTAGAGAAAAATTTCAGCAGACGGGTAAAAGATTTTGGTTATTCTTAGATGACGACATTCAATTTTTATTTCCAAATACTATTCAAATAGCATTAGAAACTATGATTAAAAATAAATATGCTATGGTAGGAATTTATTCTTCATTTGATCCTGAATTTTCTTGTGACCCCTCTACTTTAGTTGAAAAAGAAATGCATTGGATGCCGGGATATTTTCAATTAGTAGATAGTCATTTAATAGGTCATATCAAAGCAGATGAAAATCTACCAGATGGAAATACTTCTATTGATACCAGTTATTCCGTTATGATTAAGCAAGAAGGGTATAAAATTGGAATAGCTCCTACATATGTTTTACATGCCTATAAGCCAGGAAGTTGGATAAAGCAAGAAGTAATTGAACCTACTAATAATTATTTAATGGCTAAATATGGTAAACAATATTTTGAATGGTGCCATGGAATAGATAATGTAATTGGAGGTGCTCCTAATCCGGAGAATAGTTTGATGCGTAAAAATAGAAAAAAATTAATTCAATGGCAAAGTGAAAATTATATAGCAGAAGAAGGAAAACTTAAACTTCATCTTGGTTGTGGAGATCAAAAATATCCTGGGTTTATAAATTGTGATATAGAAGGAGATGTAGATCAAATTCATGATATTACTACTAGATCTACTATTTGGAAAGATAATTCCATCGATCATATTTCATGTCATCATGTATTAGAACATGTTCCTTACAGAAAGTTTAATTGGGTTTTAAAAGAATGGTATCGTTTGTTGAAAATAGGAGGAACGATTGATATAGGTATGCCTGATATAGAATTGGTATCTAAGGAATTTTTGGAAAGTAGTGAAGAACGTAGATGGGGAGCAACTATTCATATATTTTATGGGCAACAAGGGCCTACTACAAAACCACCATCTCAATTAACTGACGATGATCCTATAATTGAAGGACAATTTCATCGGGGAGGATTGACAAAAGATAGACTATGTTTACTTTTAAAAAATCTTGGATTTGAAATATTAGAAGCATATAATTATTGTGGGAATGGAAATCCATCTCTTTTCGTACTTGCAAAGAAGGTGCAATAATGAGAGCTATGAGTCCCACTATAGTTCGTAATGATAAAGTAACCCCTTTGATTTCCCTCGTTATGATAGTGAAAAATGAGGAAGAAATTCTAGAGAAATGTTTAGAGCAAATTAAAGATATAGTAGATGAATTTGTAATAGTTGATACAGGATCTACTGATGGGACTAAAGAAATAATTAAAAAATATGGACCACTTTATGAAGTCCCGTTCGAAGATTTTGTAACTACCAAAAATAAGGCATTAGAATTAGCTACTGGTGAATATGTACTTTGGATGGACGCAGATGAAATTTTATATGAAGGAAAAGATATTTTAAAGATTCATGCAGAAGAAGGTAATTATGATGCAGTAACTACTAGAATTACTGAAGGACCCCCAGATTATTCTATGGTTAGTATGCAATATGATCGTGCTAGAATGTGGCGTAGGGGAACTTTTAAATTTGTAGGTCCCGGAGTTCATGAGGTAGCTGTAGGAGAAGGCAAAACAATTAAAGATGCTAGGATTTTCGTTCGTCATGAGCATTTAAAAAAGGATAAAGCAAATACAGGTAGGGGAAGGTTTGAAAAATATGTTACATTGTTAAAAGATTCCATTTCTCGTGGAAATGATTTGTATAGGGCATGGTTTTATTTAGGACGAACGTATAAGGATTTAAATTCTCCGTTAGATGCAATTGATGCCTATATAGAATATTTGAATTTGCCTAGTCTTTCTTTTACGGATGAGGTTTGGCAAGCTCATTATGATATAGCTTGTTGTTATAAAATTAATGGAGAATACGATAAAGCTATTAAATGGTTAATGAAAGCTATTGATGTAGATGAGGATAGATCTGAAGCATATTGCTTATTAGGAGATTTATATTTTCAACGTCAGGAATATAATGAGGCAATAAGTTGGTATAAGAAAGCAATAAGAGATATTCCTCAAGATGTTACTTTATTTTTGTCTCCTATTTATTATTCTATATATCCAAAAGATCAATTAGTTTTATGTTATTATTTTAGTAATAATTTTGATAAAGCTGGAGAAGTTTGTAAGGATTTAATTAGCCAACTTAACGGTAGAGATGATAGAATTTTAAATAATTTATGGTGGATTACTAAAAAAAATCAATCTACTATATTTATGACTTTAGGTAACACCCCGGAACCAATTTATGGAGGCATGATAAATGATACGGGGGTAGGTGGAGTAGAAACTACTTATTTGGAACTCTCTGAAGAATTAACTAAATCAGGTAAAAATGTATTTTTATTTTGTAATACGAATGAGCCTCATATTTATAAAGGAGTGTATTATATACCCTTTACCCAAATAGATGATTATTGGAAATTAAATCCTGATATTATTATAACTTCTAGATGGTTTGATCCATTTTATGTAGAATCTTCTGCTAAGAAAATTATTTGGTTTCAAGATGCCTTTTTTGGATTACCCGAAGGTAAACCAGATTTATTTTCAAAAGCTGATTTAGTTATATGTTCTTCTTCTTGGCATAAAAATTATATTTGTGAACGTTTGGGACGATCAATAAAGCCAGAAAAATTAAAGGTAGTTCCGTTAGGAATCAGAAAAAGCTTGTTTGGTCAAATAGTTGATAGAAATCCAAATAAGGTTATTTATAGTAGCAACCCCGATAGAGGATTGGAACATCTTATTGATATGTGGGATGAAATTACTGAAAGAATTCCAAATATCCAATTAACTGTAACATATGGTTGGGAAGGATTGAAAACTTGGAGTGGTAATAGTGAATGGCATGATTCTATTAAAAGATTACAAAATAAATGTTTTGAAAAAAAAGATCAACATAAAAATATAATTTTCACTGGAAGAATTACTAAGTTAAAATTAGCTATGGAAATGTTATCCTCATCATTATTAGTTTATCCCAATAATTTTTGGGAAACTTTTTGTCTCACTGCGTTAGAATCTCAAGCTGCCGGAACTCCGATGATTACTACAAATATAGGTGCTTTGCAAACTGTTGTAAATAACGATTGGAATTACTTGATCGACGGATCTCCTAGATCTGAATCATACCAACGAACGTTTATTGATAAACTAGTAGAATTAATGAATGATAATCAGAAAAGAAAAATTTGGTCAGAAGAAAATAGAAAAAAGATTTATTCTTTAGACTGTGACTGGAAAGATATTAGTGGTAAATGGGTAGAATTAATGTATGGTTTATTAGGGGAGTAAATAGTTGCCCACTATTGAAACAGTAACAGCTGGAAATCTCCGCAAAGTTCGACTAGTTGCAGAGATTGCCGGTCCTACTGGTCCCGTTGGGCCAGAAGGGGCTGTAGGCCCTGCCGGAGTTACTGGTGCTCAAGGTATTACGGGTTCTCAAGGGCTACAAGGAAGTCAAGGGCAAACAGGGGTACAGGGTTCTCAGGGCATTACGGGATCTCAGGGTTTACAGGGATCTCAAGGACAAACCGGAGTACAAGGTAGTCAAGGTATTACTGGTAGTCAAGGAGTTCAAGGAAATCAGGGAAATACTGGAGTCCAAGGATCTACGGGTATTACTGGTCCTGCTGGTTCCCAAGGTCCTGCAGGGACTACAGGAGTACAAGGGCTTACTGGAATAACAGGAAGTCAAGGAGTTCAGGGAAACCAGGGAAATACAGGGGCTGTTGGTTCCCAAGGAATAACTGGAAGTCAAGGAGTTCAAGGAAATCAGGGTCAAACAGGAGTACAGGGGTCTACTGGAATAACAGGAAGTCAAGGAGTACAAGGAAATCAGGGTATAACTGGTGTAGTAGGATCTCAGGGAATTACAGGTTCTCAGGGAGTTCAAGGAAATCAAGGTAATACGGGGGTTCAAGGATCTACTGGAATTACTGGTAGCCAAGGAATTCAAGGCCCTGCCGGAGTTACTGGTGCTCAAGGTATAACGGGTATAACAGGTAGTCAAGGAATACAAGGACCCCAAGGGCAAACAGGCGCTCAAGGAAATCAGGGAATTACAGGTTCTCAGGGAGTTCAAGGAAATCAAGGTAATACGGGGGTTCAAGGATCTACTGGAATTACGGGCTCTCAGGGGGTTCAAGGAAATCAAGGAACCACTGGTTCTGTAGGTGTCCAAGGTATTACTGGCCAAACTGGTCCTCAAGGAAGTCAGGGTCCTGCAGGATCTACGGGGGTTCAAGGATCTACTGGAATTACGGGCTCTCAGGGGGTTCAAGGAAATCAGGGTATAACTGGAAGTCAAGGAGTTCAAGGTATAACAGGCAGTCAGGGCGTTCAGGGTTCTCAAGGTAATACTGGATTAGTAGGGTCTACTGGGGGAACTGGCCCAATAGGACCTCAAGGCATTACCGGAAGTCAGGGAATTCAAGGTATTACTGGCAATACTGGGGTTCAAGGTACCCAAGGAATTACAGGTAGTCAGGGAGTTCAGGGAAATCAAGGAAATACTGGGGTTCAAGGTACCCAAGGAATTACAGGTAGTCAGGGAGTTCAGGGAAATCAAGGAAATACTGGGGTTCAAGGAAGTCAAGGAGTTCAAGGAAATACAGGAGTACAAGGTAGTCAAGGTATTACTGGCAATACTGGGGTTCAAGGTACCCAAGGAATTACAGGTAGTCAGGGAGTTCAGGGAAATCAAGGAAATACTGGGGTTCAAGGAGTTCAGGGAAATACTGGGGTTCAAGGAAGTCAAGGTATAACAGGAAATATAGGAGTACAAGGAAATCAAGGAAATACTGGGGTTCAGGGAGTACAAGGAACTCAGGGAATAACTGGTAATCAAGGAGTTCAAGGAAATACCGGAGTTCAAGGTAGTCAAGGAACAACGGGGGTTCAAGGAGTACAAGGTAGTCAAGGAAATACTGGGATTCAAGGGGTACAGGGAAATCAAGGTAATACGGGGGTTCAAGGAAATCAAGGAATTACAGGTTCTCAGGGAATTCAAGGAAATCAAGGAATTACTGGTAGCCAAGGAAATCAAGGAATTACTGGTAGCCAAGGAAATCAAGGAATAACAGGTAATACCGGAGTACAAGGAGTTCAGGGGAATACGGGAGTTCAAGGAAATCAAGGAATTACTGGTAATACAGGAGTTCAGGGCAGTCAAGGAACAACGGGGGTTCAGGGAGTACAAGGAACTCAGGGAATAACTGGTAATCAAGGAAATCAAGGCATTACTGGTAGTCAAGGAGTTCAGGGACAGACGGGTGTTCAGGGAGTACAAGGAAATCAAGGTATTACGGGATCTCAAGGTATTCAAGGGACTCAGGGAATAACTGGTAGTCAGGGGAATCAAGGGATAACTGGTCCAACGGGGGCACAGGGAAATGTAGGTCCCCAAGGAAATACGGGGGCAGAAGGAGCGGCTGGAATTACAGGAGTCCAAGGAGGAACGGGTACCCAAGGACCTCAAGGGATAACAGGCATTGTAGGGGACACTCTTGCTCACGTAATTCAATTTATAACTGGTGGTTATGCATACGGAGGGTCTAAAAATACATTTGGGGCTACCGGAGCCGGTTGGTGGCTTGGAATGGATACAGATGGTATAGCTAAATTTCATATGGGGGATGTTAATAATTTTGTTAAATTTGATGGGCAAACTGGAATAATTCAACAAGGATATACAGCCCCTACTGATAATAATACTGCTGCTGGGGCTGGTATAAAAATTGTAGGTGGGAAAATAGAGGCATATGGAGGAGATCAGACGTTCGGTGGAACAATGATTTCCTCCGATGGTAATTATATGGTTACTATTGGAAAATATCTGACTGCTACTGGATTGACGAAGCGGTACCCGCTGAATAATGCTACAAACTTTACGGCAGATGGACAAGTTCATATTTACGCTTGGGATACTGTCCCAATCACTGATACTTGGGTTGAAGTAGTGGATTTAGGTAAAACTAGTGATGGCTCATTTGACTGGGGTATTTTGGTTAATGGGGACGTTCCTGGTAGGGGAATAAAAGTCGAGGGTGGCGTAGAAGGTATTAAGTCTGTGGGAGCATCGGGGGCAGGGATAACTTCTATAGTAAACACCGTTAATACAATAGCTATAGTAGCTCAGAATAGCTACGGGTCTGGCGTAGATTATGCTTATGGTCTTCAAGCTAGTTCTTCGTACGGGTATAGTATAGTTGCTGAATGTGAAAGTAATACTATTTCTCCTCTGCAAATCGATCCGAGTGGTAGTGCCTCAGTTCCTTCCCATACAGCGTTGAAAGGATCATTTTGGGTAGATTCTAACGGGAATATGTTTATGAATGTAACTGGGGGTGGTGGAGTAGGAGCTTGGAAGACTATAGGAATTTATTATGGGAATTTGATCACTTCTGCTGTGGCTAATGGCTCAATGTGTGCTTTTGATGATGGGGGGGTATACAGAGTATATGTAAAGATAGCCGCGGCATGGTACCAAATATTTAGCATTTAGAGTAAATTTTACTTGGGCAACCCTTTGGAATTCACCCTTAGATCTAAAAGGAGGAAATTATGGCTTGGACTGCTACTTTAACTTCGATTACAAAAGATTCGGCAGCTAAAAAAATTACTACCGTGGTCACTATAAATGGAGGAAGTGAACCTTATATAATGACTTTTATTCAAAATTTTTCCGATGTTAGATTAAACCAAACTCAAATGATTAGTGAAATTCGAGAATTTATTGCTAAAATGAAAGATATCGAGGCGATGTATGTTCAACTAAAGGCATTAGAAGGGAATAATATTCCTTTGAATTTATAAAAATTTATTTACAGTAACCCTAATGAATCTTCAGTATTCTTAGGGACTTCATTTTTCTTATCTATTAAAATACCGGCTTTTTCCAAACGAATGGTTAAAGACCTCTCCGTAACCCCCAAATCTTTAGCCATTTCTAAAATAGATTTTTTATTTTCTTTATAAAATGTAGCAGCTTCTTTCAAATTATTAAATCCTTTTTCATTTAAAAGTTTAATCCATTTTTCTTTAATATCTGTTTTAGTAAATCCATCTTCATCTTTTTGAGAAGGTCTTTTCATTTTTACTAAATTTTTTATTGGAAGATTTCTATCTCCATCCATTTTTATTTTAAGATATTCTATTGTTCTGGTAGTTACTCCTAACTCATTAGCCATCTCTGTGTTGGTATATTTCTTTTTATACGTTTCCATCATATCATCTATATTTTTAAATCCTTTTGCTTCTGCAATTATATTCCATTTATTCCAAAAAGAAGATGGTACATCATAAGGTATCGTTAGATAAGGTCTTAATTTGGAATAGGCAGTATAATAATTAATATTAATATTTTTCAAAGTTAACCATTGATGTATAGTTTTAAAGGAACCTCCTTTACTGATCCAGGAATCTACGAATGAATTTATACTGGAATACCCTTCTTCTTTAATTAGTTCTTCGAATTTTTCAAAAAAAGGTTTTTTTCCAGATTTATACATGTATGGTAGATTCTCCATTTTCTTTTATAATAGTTATTGAACAATCAAATTTATCTTTGAAAGATTCATCATGATCAGTGACTAGAACAACTTTTCCAGATTCTGCCAATTCTTCAAAAGTTTGAAAGTTTGTTTCCTTACCAAAATCATCTAAAGAATCATTTGGTTCATCAAATGCAATAATAGAAAAATCTACATTACACCCATCTTTTATAAATTGAGATAATGCTCTGGATATGGACAGTCTAATTTTTTGTCTTTCCCCCCCACTATACATTTCGTAGGAAACTTCATCTCCATTAGAATCTACTATAGCAATATGAAATTCATCTTTAATTGTTCCAGATCTAGTTTCCCTCTCCGTAGTCATAACTATGTTTAATTCAGAACTATATTCTGAAAGGTAATGCTGGGCTAATGATTCTAATTGGGATATCATAGAATCAAATAGCATCATTCTAATTTTCTTGAACCCGTCTATCCAGAAATCAAAATACTTCTTTTTGGTAAGTATATTATTTTTGTTTTCATTGATTTCTCGTATTTCTGCTCCTAATTCTTTTATTTGATTTTTCCTTTTTTCTTCCATTTCTATGTATGGATTGAATTCATTAGTTTTTAATTCAATATTATCTTCTAAATTTTGAATTTCTAATTCTAGTTTAGTTACAATAGAATTCCCCGATAGTTTAACCAATTGGATTTTTAAGCTAGAAATCAAATTTTTAATTCTTTCTAGTTCTTCTATTTTTTGATCCATTTCAATTAACGAGGCTCTGTCTTCTTTCATCAATTCCCTTACTTTTTTTTCTTGGGTAGCTAAATTATCTATTTTGACATTTTCTTCCATGATTTCTAAACCCAATTGATTTATTTTAGATTGTAGGTATTTTCCAGTTACCATTTGACTGCAGAATGGGCAAGGCCCTTCTCCGCTTCTAGTAAGTTTTTGAATCTCTGCATTTAGCTTATCAATAATTTTTTTATGAGAATCTCGTTGAAATAAAATAGTATTTATTTCTGCTTGACGATTAGCAAAAATATCGGCTAATTCTTTTCTATTTGTAGTACTATTGATTAAGGAATCTCTATGATCTTCCTTTTTATCTATTTCTTCTTGAATTTTATTTATTTCATTTGATATTTCTAGTCTTTTTTCTCCCAATGATTTCTTTTTATATGATAAATCTTGTTCCCAAGATATTAAACAAGCTGTTCTTTCGGATTCAAAATTATCTATAGGAATCCTATAGGAGGTAGATCGAATTCCGGTAAGTTTGCCTGTTTTATTCTCTAAAGAACGTTCCAATTCAAACACCAGGGACTGTAATGCTTTTGCCGATTCCCCGGCTTTCCGACTACCCTCCACAAATCTATCTAATCCCCTTATATCTGTCAGAATTTTTGCTCTATCAGCAGGACGGAGATCAGGAAACGACATAAAGTCTCTACCAAACATTACTGAGCATTGAAAGGAAATAAAATTCATTTGTATGATTTTTTCTAAATGAATCTGTTTAATTTGGTACGTTGAATTTTTTAATAATTCTTCTTCTTCTTTCCAAATTCTAAGATTAGGAGTTTTCTTACGTTCGATGCTTCTTTCTATTTTATAATTGATTTCGTTCGCTTTAAGTAAAACTTGGATTACGGCTAATTTTGATTTTTTATGTATGATTTCATCTTTATATCTATTCTTTCTACAAAGTTCCCCGAATAATCCATAAGTTAACGTCTCTAGTAGACTTGACTTTCCACTGCCATTTGACTTACTTTTTTCGTCATCTAAATTTTTTCCATCAATTTGAACGGCCATCCCTTCGTAATTAGAAATTGCAAATTCAAAAGGTTTCTTAAACGTCATAAACCCTTTTCCAGATATATTTATAATTTGTATTAACATTTTCTCTCCGGATTTTGGCTAGGAAGTAACGACCAAAGAAATTTTTGAGAATGTATTTTACAAGAAAATACCCTCATTTCTGATACCATTTTATCTCGTATTTCTGATTCGAATTCATCTATACGTTTGCTCATCATCACAATAGAAGTTATTTCCTTTCTAGGATTTTCTTCTTGATCCTCTTTTTTAAATGGTAAAGGTTGTACTTCAAAAATGATTTCCCTTTTTCTTTTTATTAAAAAAGGTCGTTTCATGATTTAAATATTTCAATCCCTGTCCTTATCAAATCATCAATATTTAAATCCGTTCCTTCGGAATTATTTTGAACATATAAATTTATAATGGAATCATCATCTTCAATTATATTTTCAGGAATCTGAGATTGACGTTGTTTTACTATTTGAACTTGGAAGGAAATTCCCCTAGCACCCGCACCTTGTAATTTAGATCGGATGTCATTTTTGATTTCTGTGTTCCATTGGGAGGCTGGAACGTCCCCGACCACTCTGATATAATTGCCTTCCAAGCTGGTTGCTTTATCCCACTGGTCAGGAAACGATTTAACATCCAATGATTTGAACTCTGGATATTTAAGTTTAATTGGGGCAAGTTTTTTGGTTTTAGAATTAAGCACCCAGATAAATCGGTTCTGTCCTTCGTCAGAAAAACGTATTTGATAAGGGCTTCCAACATATTGGACATTCCCACACATCTGGACTTTATGAATATGGCCCGAGATGTAGAGTGTTCCGGGGTTGAAAAAATATGAATCCATTCTTCCGGGTATTTCTCTTCCTGTTTCATAAGTTACTCCAGGGATTTCTTGATGAAAAAATACTATGTCGGGATTTTGAGAATTTATTCCTTTCAAATTTACTAAGAAATCTTCAAATTTTCTTTCATAAGGAATAAATCCAATTTTTACTCCGTCTATTCTAGTAATCATTTGAGTTAACGTTATCAAACAAAGATCAAATAATTTAGCAATAGGATATTTGGGCAAGTTGAAATCATGATTACCGAGCAACGCTGTATGCAGAACTTCTCCTTTTTCTATTTCCGATAACATTTTGTTGCATTCAATAAGTAAGTGGGAGGGAACTTTATCTTTAAGCTCAAATAAATCTCCGAGGGAATAAACCCATTTAATTTCAGGATGACTTCGTAAAATATCTATGATTTGTTGAAAAATATTTAATCCTTCTACTAAACGAGAATTTAGTCCTGTTTTTTCATCAACTTGTTCGAACTCTTTACGTTCATGAAGATGAAGATCAGAAAATATGAGTGAATCTGGAAGTATATCAAAGGGAGATGATGGTCGGAGTAGTTTCCTCATTTAATTCCCCATCGTGCTTTTATTATTCTCACTCGACATTCAGGATTGGCCCATTCTAAAATAGATGCTTCTTTTATTTTGGCTTTAACTTCTGGGGAACGTTTTTGTCCTTTTCTAAGGTCCTTCATCCTTTTTCTATATTCAGGATCTTTCCATTTTTCTTTAAGATATTCGGACCTTCCGTCTTTATAGTTAGGGTCCTTTCTTCTTATTTCATTAGATGATAGTATTTTAACCCTGTGTTCTGGATTTTTCCAAGTATTTTTTCGAATTTCTGATAACATAGATTTTGTTTCTGGATTGGATAGTCTATCTTTATGTATTTTAGACATTCTTTCTTTATATTTAGGATCTTTCCAAAGCTCTTTATTAATTTCTATCATTTTAGTTTTGTATTCAAGATTTTTCCATCTCTTTTTGCCATTTTCTATCATTTTTGCTATAGCTTCTTTAGTGTGTTTCATCCCTTTTCTAGAACCTGCATATCTACAAATATCGTATCCATAATTAGGATCATATGATTTATAAAAATCTTTCCAATATTGTTCTCTGGGAATTAATTGATTTAAATCATCAATTGATTCTTGTATCATTAATACAAAATTTTTCCTACCGTCCAAATTAAAAGCATATTGAAGGTGAGGAGAATGATGAATCCCTTTACGAAGGAGACCCAAATGGTCTTTCCATCTTTTTCTAAAGTTTTCAGCAGACCCTATATACATTTTTCCATTTACCATATTTACAATTTTATATATACCACCATAAGTGGGCATTATTAACTTTCTCAAATTATTTTCCTTTGACGCATTTGAGGATTCAAAAATTGAAACCCATACCTTGCTAAGACGTATGCATCGCATAAATTATCATCATCGAAGTCTACCCCAAATTTCTTATGCACTGATAAAAGCATAAGGTCTTTTTTTGAATTTCCTTTTCCAGTTACAAATTTTTTTAATACAGTTGGAGGAACGATGATAAAAGGATAATTCGCCATAAATAAATCTCGTTTTATTATTCCTGCAAGCTCTCCTAATTGAAATATACTGATTGTTTTGGTGATACCAAAAGCAGGACCTTCTATCATTATTAGATCAGGTTTAATCTTACCAACGGATAATCCAATACTAATTGCTATTTTTGTTAATCTTGGTGTATTTTCCTCTTTGGAAGAAGATGTTATGAGTCGTTGTTCTACAATTTTTTCTTGGGAATCTACAGCTACCAATCCAGTTGCACATAACGATAAATCTAGTCCCATCACTATACTCATGGATTTTTCATCCTCCTTGGTTCCCAAAGAATTCAACCAAAACAACTTCACCATCCAATGATTTAGCCGTTAATTCTTTTCCGGGGAAATATTTCAATTTAATTATAGACCAAAATAATCCCCGTATAGATTTCAAAGCCTCCGTCTTCCATCTTACTTCTTCTTCTCTTCTTTTTGATTCTACTACTGTATGACTAGTTATATCTAATTTCACTATATTAATTTGATCTACCATTATATCTGATATGGAAAACATCAGTTTTTTCCAACCAGATAATTGCAATAAAATTATTTCTTGAGGTTGAACGGGGGTTCCTTTATATTTCCAATTTGGTAATTGTAAAAGTATGGCCGATCCGAATAATTCTTTAGTCAAATGGGTTAAAAACAATTCCCATCGTTTTTCTTCAACGCTAGGACTTAAATTGACTACATTATTTTCATTCATATTAATTCCTACTTTTTGGGACACGTTCAGTTTGAAATTTTTCGTCTATTTCTGTCCACATATTTATAGTTGCATCTTTAAGTTGTCCTTGTAAATTGTTTTGTTCAATATGGGCAATAGCTTTATCCAAACTTTGGAAACTCTCTGTAACCGCCCAGTAGGTAGTCATAGCAGAATTTTCTTTGATATAGATTAAGTTAGCTCTAATATCGTCGATACCATAGTCGAAAATAATATAGATATCAGCTTCTCTATATGGAACATCAATAGAACTTTTAATAACTTTTACTTTAGAATGAACCCCTACGGCTCTTTTTAAATCTTTCCCTCCCAATTTTATTGTCTTTTCTACTTTTCCAATTTGGGTTACTGCTAATCTTAAAGATGCTAAAAATGGTATAGCGTATCCTCCAGCTGTTTTTGTTTTTGCTTGACCAGGCATAGGATCTTGAACATCTTGTACCTGATTTGTAAAAACTATCAATTTAGTAGGATCTGATATAACTGCTACTGCTTTTCTACAAAGTTGGTGAAGCTCTTTGGCTCGGGCACTCCCTCGTTTATCTCCCTTTTCCTCTTCCAATTCTGATAATAAAACTGCTACGCTGTCTATGGCTACCAAATTAATACAACCGTTCTCAGATTCTGGAGAACTCATTATTAATTCTTGAGCTTCTTTGATAAGTCTAGGACGATGTAAATTATCGTCGGTGATTTTTATTCCCATATTTTTTATAAATTCTGGTTGCATTCTTCTTTCTGCATCTCCTATATCAGCACGTCCTCCTTTGGATTGGGCATCGGCGCACATTTCTCCTATAATGGTAGTCTTACCCCCCATGGGGAGTCCTGCTAATTCCATCAATATTCCTCCAGGTATACCCCCTCCCCTTCGTATACGACCACTTATAGCGAGGTCTACTAGGGTAGACCCAGTAGAAATTACTTTAGACATATTTAGTTTTTCTTCTTCAGGTTCTTTAGTAGCTACCAATCCTTTAGCAATATCTTGAATCTTACGTTTAATCAATGGCATTCTGATCTCCTTTTAATAAAACTCTCCATTTGTTGTATAAATCCCTCTTTAAAAAACTAGAAAATCCATAATCCATGCATATTCCCTCAAATACATTGAAATCTAATTTATCTGGTACTAAATCTACGGGGGTTGATTTTTTATGGGGGAGTTTTACTAAGGAATAATTAAAAGTAGGGTCAAAAGCATGTATATCTTGATATTTTTTGGAAGAAACTCCTAATTCTGATTTTAGATATTTTATAGCAGTTTTTTCACCAACTCCCACCACTCCCTTCACGGAGTCAGATGAACACCCTGCGACCGATTTAACGTAGTACCACATATTGGGATCTATTCCTTTTTCTTCTATGAAATCATCTTTAGAGTAAATTTTCTTTTCTCTTGGATTATAAATAGACACTTTTGAATTTAGCAATTGATATAAATCTTCGTCCGAAGTTACGATATAGGTATGATCAAATTCCCAAGCATGGTCATTAGCTATATGAGCAATAATATCGTCTGCTTCTAATCCTGTTTGAATAAAATTATTTTGAAATCCTAATTTAGGAAGAACTTTGGTACGAATCTCTGTAAATTGGGGTTTACCAGAACGAATTATATCTTCCATCTCGGGATCTTCAACTTGAGGGCGTTTTTTATAATCGGGGTAAACGTCTCTACGATATGATTTTCTAGAATCCCAAGCAAATGTAAATCGAGGTTGTTCAAAATCTTCGGATAACTTTAAAATCTCTCTCATGAAACCAAATATAACTCCAGTGGAGTGTTCCTCATAAGAAAGTCCCATCATTGATAACATGGCTCTATATGCTATGAAATTAGAATCAATTATTAAAAGGTTGCTCAAATTTTTTCCTTAATTTTTACGTTTGGTTTCAATTTTATCTCTTTCCATTAGTATGGTGGTCGGGAGTGCCTTCACCCCAAGACATTTGCTTGGTCAGCACGTTTACCATCCGTGTCTCGCTATCGACGGGCGACAACAATCCCCGCTACTCAAGCAAGAACACTCCCAACCTACGTACCAGTTTCAGCAGCCGACTCACTGCTTAACGCTCCCTGGTACGATTAAAATGGGGAAGCGGCCCGACCGTTAGTTGTAGTTGTCGCGCTACCACCACAGACCCTAGCCACCTCCCCATCTCGTAGATGGCTATGGAAACTTTCTCTCCATATTTAATCCCCCTGAAAAGGACTAGGGAAAACCATCTTTAATCTTTTACTTCTCCAGTTACTATTACCCAATCATTTCCTATCATATCTCCTTCAGATACCAAGAGCCTTGATATACTTCCATCTTTCTTTTTAATGGATAAAAATCCGTTGTAAAGAAAGATGAATACATTAGGATTATCCCACTCCAGTTTGGAAACTCTCCCCCCAAGAATGATATTTTGAATAGCTTGAGAAAAGTTCATCGTTTTTCTCAAAGGTGTTTGTTTCATTACTTTATCCCCTGGGCCTTAGACCACGCCGAGGTCCTGTAGCAGGAGCCGGTGCCGGAGCCGCTGTTGCAGCCGGTCTAGGTGTAGGTCTAGGGGTTGCCGGGGCTGCTGGAGTAGGACGGGGAGTGGGTGCCGCAGGGGCTTCTGCCTTGGCTGCATCTAATTTATCTTTCTCAGCCGAGCAATCATCCCAAATGGGACAAGCAGCACATTCGTTATACTTTTCACAATCCTCCCCAAATACTCCCCCTACGGGACAAGTTTGGGCACCAGCCGTACCCGGAGCCGCCGTTGTTTGGACTCGCGGAGTTGCACGGGGGGTAGGAGTTGGATTAACAGCCGGGGCAGGTGTCGGAGGTTCCGCAGCAGGAGCAGCTACCCTGCTTCTCAATCGAGATTCTGCCGGAGGGACTACTACAGGCTGAGGAGGGGGTAATTCCTCTGTGGGTGCTATATCCCCTCCCCCTGTTCCTTGAAAAGCCTGGTTAATTTCATCATATGTAGCATAGTTAATGCATTCATCTAATACGAAAGCAGCGTCAAGAACTTCATCAGGAATGACATAATTCCTATCTACAAACTTATGGGCAAGAAACTCTGAATTCCGTTTGGTCCCCTTACGGGTAAATGAAATGGACTTTCCGGTATCTGGATCAGAGAAAGCTACGTACATATCGGTGGATTTTCCGGCCCCCCGAGTAGGAGTTTTAGCCAAAGGAGCAATATGCTTTTCCATAAACCAATGGGCGGCATCGAAGATTTGAACTCCCTTACCCTCTTCTTTTTCACTATCATAGCAAAGGATGTTATAAATACTTCGACGCTTGGGGGTAAGTTCTTTCACCAATTCTTCATCGTAATCTTCCTGTCTGCGAACTTCTTCACGATATTCGCAGATAGGGCATTGCTTGTTGTAGTTACGGGCCTGGCAAACATATGCATCTTGGTTAACCCCCACTCCGTAATGAACCCAAAGAATTAAAACGTAGTTGGGTTCCCCCGGTTTGGTATTAGGATCATGGTTTCCTGCGGGAAAGGGAATAATATCAATGATGTGTTCCCCTTCTCCACATTTCCAAAGTTTACTAGCAAATTCATCTTTGAAAATGTTCTTAAACTGACCAGAATCATCTCTTTTCTCATACGATTCTTGAGTCTTTCTTGCAAGGGCTTCCTTCATCGCTGCCCTTCGATCAAGATTTGCCATTTTTGCCCTCCTCCCCTTTCGGGGTGTTATCCTTGAACAAGTCAAGGAGTTTTTGGGTGTATTTAATCTTAGAGTCCCACCAACTGTTCAAACAAGCGGTTGATACCACTCTTGTAACAAGATAGATCATCATCATTGCTATTGGTATTCCTATTAAGAAACAAACTACTTGTAACCAAATTGGTATATTGGTCATTCGACTCTCTTTCTGATCCGAAGGAGAGACTTTTGATGTTCCGTAGCATCATCGGCTAATTTTCCTATGCCTTCATTATTTAATTTAACTTCGGAAAAGTAGCCTGAAATATATAATGCTACCAGTTTCTCCAACATGGATCTACGTTGGTCTAGTGCTTCTTTCGCCGCACTATAAATATTGACGGCGTATTGAGCATCTGAAACGGCCTTCTCTGCTTGATTTACCTCCTCATTGGATTCTAATGCAGCATTAATAGATCCTTCAGTAACTTTATCAATTCCGTATTCTCCAGGACGTGACCTGATGTCAATATTCGTATTAGCTTTAACGACTGAAGTTTTACGTTTGGCTTCATCTCTGACTCTGACAGCCTCAGCATATTCTACTGACCATTTCATAAAACGCCTTGGCTGGTCGAGGCAAGCGGTGGATAAATCATTTTTATCAATTTCTAAATCTTGTTCAATTTCGGTGATTTCTATATCAGCCATTTTTTCCTCCCAACATATTGGTAAAAATATTTTTATACAATTCTTTCATACTTTCGGCAGCTAAAGTACTTTGTAATAAAGAAGCCGTGGATTGAAGTACGGCTATCTTTTCTGCTATATCAAATTCATTCAAATCTTGAAGATTAATAAGGATTTTTGCCACTCCTTCATTTATTTTTATAATATTCATTAAATTAAAGTTGATAAATATACGGAGCTTATAAGTCCAGCTTTTCCGCAATCATAATAATTATTTGAGAATTCTGATATAAGCTGAGCTACTCTCTTACCGTTATCATGATTTCCATTTATAAGAACAGAAGAAAGATAACCTAAGATTGCACGTCTAACACTTTCTGGCTCCTGTTCGATATTTTTAAGCATAATTGATAATTCTTTCCAACGAGCCGGACCTGGCTCCTTAGCCATAATCTTACGACAAAGCTCTATGATGGTCGTTTCATCAGGAGTATTTTCATTAATAGCTTCAAGCTGTTTTTCTTCTTCTTTAATATCAATAATTTGGTCTAGAATAACTAGTGCTTTTCTAGCACATCCTTCTGCGGAAAATAAAATAGCATTTTTCACTTTTTCGGATAATTGAACCCCTTCGGATTCCAAAATCCAATTTACTAATGATATCATATCATGTTTACGAAGGGGGGATACGGTATATATGGTGGATCTAGTTTTTATTGTATTTAAAAGTTTTTCTGGCTCAGTTGTACAAAGAATAAAGTAAACCCCCTTTGGGGGTTCCTCTAAAATTTTTAGCATTGCATGTTGGAAATCTTTGGTTGCTGTATGACAATTATGGGCCAGAATTCCATTTGCAAAATAAGATGGATGCCCGTCTATTTCTAAATCGTAGAATTCGACATACCCTTGATTTCTTTCTTTATTAGAAATAATACCTCGGAAAGATTCGTCATTATTTCCTGATTGGTAAATCTCAATACTTTCCACCCCAATTCTTTTAGTTTCTCCTCCTTCTTTTTGTCTCTCAATATAGGATCTCTCCCATTGTGCCCAGGCCCGTCCACTTCTATCGCTATTTTCAATTTGGTATTTCCTATATCCACTTTGTAGTTTGGAGGATATCCCAAATTGAGCTCCTTTTTTGAAGAATGTCCTGTAAGGATCACTACTTCTGTTTCCCATCCTAGAGATATTGATAACAAAGTTTGGGGTTCTGTTATTTTTCCATTCCCTCCCCTTTTCCCCTTCCAAATATGAAGGGTTCCGTTCAATCGTTTGGTAGACATAATTTTTTCCATTATTATTGGGTTTTGAGAAGGGTTGTTTTCTAACATTCTCAAGGAAGATTCTAATCTCATTCGATCCTTCGTTATTTGAGGAATTTTTTTCCATCCCTCTTTCATCTTTCGTATTCTCTCTGGATCTGACTTCGCCTTTTTTATTTGGGGAAGAGACTCCCGGAATAGTGCCACACATCGACGAGAACAAAATCTCCTCGTCCTTTCGGAGAGGAATTTTATCAAAAAGGGAGCTTGGCACCATTCGCAAAGTTTCGTTTCTTCCATTTGGAAGACCCCCTTGTTTAAGGATGTTCCCCATTATACTACTATCGAGTCCGAAAGTAAAATATTTTTTAAGATTTTTGGCCGGAACCCACTCTCCAGAGGGGGTAAAAAATAAATGATCTTCGCTGCAAATAATATTACGGCCATCATTAAAATTTATTTTTACCACTCTATTTATAGGAACTGTATTTTTGAAGGTATTTTTTACTTTACAAAATCCCCCCATACCTTGTACTTTGTCTCCTATTTGAATATTTTCTATTGGTACTATTCCTTTATCGCTGCATATAGTGGTTCCTCTAGCGAAACATTCATCAAGAACTATAACTCTTACATCTCCATATAAAGGTTCAAACTGGCAACTTGCTATAATATCTCTAGCAGTATCAATCCCTCGCATATCAGAAATATTATGTTCGATATAATCCATATCGTTACAACCTAACATTTTAGCGATTATTCTTGCAAGTGTGGTCTTTCCGTTTCCAGAGGGTCCTGAAAATAAAATCGTTTTTGGTTTATCCTCTCTTGCTAAAATTGACTTTAAACTTTCTTTGATAGCTTCGTTACCAAAGAATTCCTCCAGTGAGGTGGGCCTGTACGATAGAGAAAGCGGCAAGGTATCTCCTCCTATCTATTCTACAAGAAATTAGGGTAAATCAGGTTTTACTCCTCTGAATAATCTTTTTTCGTATGCCATGGACCGTCTATCTCCGTTACACTTATCTCTGATATTAATGGAATACATATCCATGGATTATTTTTCAATATGTCCTCAGTCATAACTCTTTTGGTAGTATTTGCTATATATTTTAATTCATCTGGATGAATATCTCCTAAAATTTCGTCGTGAATTTCTCCTATCCATTTAGATTTCCATTCTTCTTTTATACGAAGATCATTGAGTCTATTACAAGATTCCAATAGGCAGTGAAACGCTGTTCCCTGAATAACAGTATTTATGATCTCATTCTTCTTCAAGAATCCCCTTCTGCGGAATCCATGCATCATTTCTACATAACCATTTCTTTTGTATGAATTAATTAATTCTTCTTGAAATTTCTTTACCCCTTTATACTTTTTCCAAAATTCTTGTTCTGCCTTTTGAACCCTCATCATAGGTAGATCATGGTATCCCCTACTAACTAAGTCAGCATGTATATTCTTGAAATATGATCCGTAAAATTCTGCAAATACAAAAGCATTTTTGGCATCAAATCTATGTGTTTTAGCGTCAAATCCAGATAGTTGTAAAAAATCTGACCACTCTTGGTGTATATCTGCTCCTTGTTCTCTCTCTTTCATTAAAACTTTATCTTTTGAATAGCATGCTATAATTCCTACTTCATGACCTCCGTAATCCGCAGCCAATATGATATTTCCAGGAGAAGGAATCATTCCCCCTCTTACCATAATCATAGCTTCTTTATCTCTTTTGGGAATGTTCTGAAGATTAGGCGAATCAGAGTTATGAACGCATATTTCGTTAGCTATAAAATTTGAAAATTCCTCTACTTGGATATCATAAACTTCCGAAAATAAATTAATATCTTCTATTTTGATTATAATATGATTTTTGGTAGTAAAAGAGCCAAATTGATTCCCCCATTTTCTTTGATAATATACCCCGTAAATTTTTGATAATCTTTGAGTTTTATAATAATTAAATCCTAATAATTCTATAGCTGCACTAGGTCCTTGTTTTAATATATTTATCAATTTATTTTTACTTATAAATTTCCCATTTCTATCCCACCTAGATTTTACCACAAATAAATCAATTTTTTCTAATTTAGAATGGTATTTAAAAGTACTAAAATCAAATTCTTTTCTACCCGTTACTACTCCTTTTCCTATGACCAGTAGTTTTAGTAATTGGTACCTACTTATTTTTTTATAATTATGATTTTCCTTTCCAATTTTATATGTTATTTTACCTTCTTTATGTAATTTTTTCATGGTAATAGTTCCACGCAAACGAAGGGTTTCCTTTGGTACTTTATTCATATGTAGTGCACAATGGGAATTTTTAGTGCGCTTTTCCAAGTTATTCGGAATATTGTTAAAATGATTTTCATCTTTATGATGAACAATATCTCCTAATTCTAACTTTTCTATTAATTGATCATATACTAGTACTTGATCTGCAATAGGAATATTTCCTGTAAAATAAACTCTATCGTCCCCTGTAGTTCTACCCATAGACAACACGCTAAATTTGGGAGATTTTTTAGATTGATTCGCTCCTCGTAAATCAAATTTTAATAAATTTTGGGCTTCTACATATTTTCCACTAACAGTTCTTACCAAATGCTCAGGGGTTAGATCTAAATACCCCCTTTTTTTCCATTTTTGACCCGATTGCCAATGAATTCTTATTACTTTTTTGACTCCAGTTTTCCCCGCCCAAAGAACTTTTCTTATGGCTGGTTTTAAATTATTATCATAACAATAGACAAAATCTCCTTCTTTGATATCTTCTATAGGAATTCCTTTAGAAAATTTTGATACATCCCGAACTACTTCAATTATTGTTCCTTTAGCTATGCAACTACTGCGGTAGGTCCTCACTAAATGTAAATTAAAATTAGAATGTAATTTTTTATCAACTTGTAATTCTAATATTCCGTCAATATATGTAGTTTTTAATTTATCTAATTGTCTCTTTTTAACCAAGTTTTTAGCAAAGGGAAGATCCAAACTTTCCAAAACATCCTTATCCACAGACTCATTATCTTTTTCAGTTCTTTTGACCGATTTAATTCCAAGGTAATCAAAAAATAATTTTTTCAAATCGTCTGGGGAACCTAAATTTATATCTCTCCCCATTTTTGATTTAAAGAGATTAGCCTCAGATGTACGAAGAAGTTGTTTTTCAAGAAAGGATAATCTCTTTTCCAATTTAACTTGAGTATCTTGGTAGTATTCCGTATTAACCGTAATTCCTGTCATTTCCATATCAGAGAAAGTTAAAATTCCTTTATGAAATAAATCGTAGGCTCTTGAAGCTGCTTCTGATTCTTTATTACCTTTATCTAAGAAATCCCATTGCTTCTCAGCCAATCTCATAGTGAAATAGGCGTCCAGTCCGTTATATTTCAATAGTTCATTTAACGGACATTTTTGCATAGAATTAAATTTAGTTCCGGGGGCAGCTTTTTTATATTTTGATACTTCTCCTCCGTATTCATATCCCCAATTTATAAATGTTTGAAAGTCTAGCCCGGTAAATTGAGGACGTTCGTCAACGATGTGGGAGAATACCATCGTATCCCAATACCATCCTTTTGGTTCTTCTCCGATTATTATTTTACTCCAAGGGTGCTCCATCTGAATATTTTGAGCTACTTTTAAAATATCGGGGTCCGAAAGTACCCTGCGCCACGCCGTATTTACCCTATCTAACTGTCCTGATTCCCACGCTCCGGGGTAGTTACCGGGGAAGGAATAGGCTAGATCCTCCCCGTAAATAGCGACAGCCGTAGACACAATAGAGTGTCCGGGGAAGTAGGGACGAATTCCCGTAGTTTCATAGTCAAAGGCTATCGTAGGTTTTTGATCTTTAATAGTTTTTAATAAATTTAAAACTTCATCTACGTTGGTCAAGCATTTTATTTTTTGGGAATAATCTATTTCTTCTATATCAGGAAGATTCGAGTTTATTTGTTCCATTGCCCATTTGAGATCTAGTTTAAAAATAGATTCTGCATCTGGATTTCTAATAACAAATGAAGGATGGTAAAGGGGAATAATCCAAGCCTTTATTTGAACGTCGGGAATACAAAGTTTTCTCCAACGTCCGATAGATAAATTGGTAGAAATTGGTTGAGTTCTATTCATGAAAAACGCTTCTACTGCTTTTGCCCCAAAAAGTATGATGTATTTTGGTTGGTATTTCTGAATAGCGGAACGCCACATAAATTCACACGCTTTTAATTCCCTAGTGGTTGGAGTTCGATTGGTTCCCTTATCCGTAGCAGTACGACAAGCAACAGCATTAGTTTTCCAGAAATCTCTATCTAAATCGTACCCCATAGTCCGAAAACATTTACGAAGAAAATGGCCAGTATCACCCACGAAAGCGTTATTTAACTTATCCTCTGTTTCACCAGGAGCCTCCCCTATTATTAAAGTTCTGAGTAACCCTTCCCCCGTGGGGGGAATCTTAGGGGATAAAACTTTTTTATGCAATCCGCACGCATCGCAGCCTATGGCACCTCGGATTGTTTTTGGTTGAACACTTTTAGATTGTGTAGGTAGGTCGAAGAATCCGTTCATTTATTTCCTCTTAGCTAAAAATGCTATTTGTCTGACAATATTTATTGGGGGCCACTCTAAAATCACCCCTGCTTTTTCCATAGTTTTGGTTACATCTATTCCCATGGCTTCTGGTATATAAATGGCTTCATATCCTTCATCTTTACGAGGAGGGAAACTTGAATATTCATCAGTATAATTTAGAAAATAGTTAACTTTCATTTTTAATTGTTTTCTAGCGGAATTTTGCCAATAAAGAAGGTTTCTACATTGTCTGTCTGTCCAAGTAGGATGAAGATATTTCATTTTCTCCGTATGGGATTTAAGATTGAATTCATTTATTACCGCATATATTCTATTTTGTAAATTAAATATTTTATTAAATAATGGGGCAATTGGGGGACAATCTATTCTATTAGAATCAAAATTAGGGCATCCTTTTGGATGATCGGGATAGGGTAGTTTACAAAATACTCTAGTTTTTAAATCTACAATTGGGATAATTACTATTAATTGAAATTTCCAATTATCATTAGCATTAGGATTTATATTGAAAAATCCTTGCATCCTATCTCCATTTTCTATTAGGTATTGTATACACTGTTTTCTTTTTCCAATCAAATCCGTATACGGAATCGTCATGACTAAGTGAATCAGGTTTTTGTTTTATAATTAATTTAGGGAGTTCTTTACTATAAGTTGGTTCTCCTGTTTTAGCATCAAATTTTAATATCGTCCTTTGTAAATATACTTTCCATTCTAAAGGGGTTCCATAATCAGGATGATAATTTGGTAATTGTTCTTTTATTCTTTTAATAAAACTTTTGTATCTTATATATTTTTTAATATTTGATAGTAAAGACATTATATTCTCTCCAAATCTACATTAACTTGTCCTATTGTAAATTTATTTTTGATATCCCCAAAAGTAGTGGTTTCTATCATATTTATAGTTATACTTTCAATTCTAACTCCTGTTACTAATGAAAATTCATCTATATGATGCATAACTGCTTGTTGAATATTTTCTTCCATACGGGATTTTCTTCTTCTAATTTCTTCTAAATCCATTATTAATCCTCCTTCCAAGCTATAGGATCGTGCCCTTTTTCTTTGTATATTTCATTTGCCAAATATTCGAATTGAGGAAATTTTTTTATGAAAGGTTTTACCATTTCAGAAGTGCAATGGCCACAATCTCCCCCATGGGCTAACCAGAATAAATTTATTATGAATTTAGCGGTTTCTTCATCCATTTTTATTTCCCTTGATAAGGATCTTCAGAATGAACTCCATGGCAAGTGGTCATGATAGTAAGAGGTTTTTTCCTTTTCCCTTCCAAAAATTCTGTATCTTTGAAATCCAAAATTGGAATTTTCCCAGCGTAGAAACTTTTACATCTTGGGCATAATTCCCCTTCCCCTCGTTCAAGGGAGGGGGGATTTGCAATTGTTCCGTCTCCCATTTTTCCAGCCATAATTCTTCCTCCGTTTTCATGATATATGGAATTTCTGTAATTACCCCTTTATCTGCCCAATACCATTGTTCATCGAATTCTACCCAATTTGGATGTTTCCAACTACCTATTATATTCATCATATAAACACATGTAGGAGAGTTACATCCACATGTAGTATTCGGAACGTAAATGCTAACCATGGCATGTTTTTCTATCCGACCGCATCCAGGACATTGATATAAAATGTACCCTGCTTGAATATCTGTCATATATACTCCCCATCCGTTGGGACCGGGGACTATTTCAATTATTCCAGGAAATCTCATATTTACTCTTGCTTGCTCATAGAAGCAACCATGATATGTTGAAACTTTTCAGAAGAAAATAAAAGGGACTTCTTAGTAGGAGATAAACGGAATTGACGAGTAATTCCAAGAATCTTTTTGAAAAAATCAGGTTGTACCTTAATTTGCATTCCTTCTTCGAAGAAATCCTTTTTCCATTCCACTCCATCAATAATCTCTCCAGCTTCCTTTCCTGCCCTAATTTCTAAATTCCCCTTTGAATAGGAAAGAAATACTCTGGACAAGGATTCCCAATTATCTCCTTCTCCACTAGCTAAAATTTTAGCTCTTTCCAACGGAGCTTCCATTCCTTTTGGAAACTCTAAAGGATCGGCTTTCATATCAAATTTCATAGATTCAAATAACCCCGTAATCTTCTTGAAGGGGTAATCCCCTGCTAAAATGCGAGAACTATATATAGGACCACCTTCATTTGAGAAATGAACCCAAGCTTTTGATAAAGCCATAATTTCAAATACTGGTTCTAATTTTAAAAGTCCCTCCACTGTCTTGATAGGAAGAGTAAATGCGCTATTCACCGCTTCTAACATAGTATATACAGATACACGGTAGTTATCAGTAGAAACAGCTTTATTTTCAAAGAAATGAACTCCTGCGAGAGGCCCTAAAGCTGGTCCTGTTCCAGCCCCGAAGGAGCACAATTCTAATCCCACTTGGAAATCTTTGGGGAGGTAAAACCATTCTAATCCGTCCGTTTGAACAGCCCAAGCCCTCTCAAGAGAACTAGTTATTTGTTCCTTTTGAAGAGGGTTCATTTTGAGAGTAGTTCTTCCCCCCTTAATTTGAAACTTTCCCTCTTCTGTCAATTTCATATCTATTTCTTCAGCGTCCATTTTGGATAAAACTTTGTATAATTCCTCTGCTCGTACTGCTGTTCGAATTTTTGTTTCTAATGGAAATGATACGCTGATATCTTCCTTGTACGAACGAACCCAATCTTCATCGAATAGGATAAAATCCGATCCAATTGCACTAGACTTGTCAATTCCCATCATTACGGATTTAATGGCTAGTAATAATTCAGACTTTTTCATTTTTTTGCCTCCATTGATTTAGATTCTTCATTTATAAGACGATTTAAATACCATTGGGCTTTCTTTAAATCCTCTAATTTTTTCCCTTTATGAGGAGCACGACATAAATATTTTACGACATTGCCTCCAAGAAAATCTAATTTTTGATCTAATATAAAATCAATAACTTCAATTTTCCCAGTAGTATAATGAGATGGATGATTAATTTGATCTTTCATTCTCCTTCTCCTCCTACAAAAATATCGTCAAAAACAATAAGAAACGTTTTCTTAAATCTTTCTAGCATAGGAATAGTAATCTCTCTCATTTGAGGATGAGCTTTCGAAGAAGTTCTCAAACGAAAGAAATGCCGCCATTCACGAATATTAAAGGTGATTACAATTTCCGTTTTCAAACTATTAGGAAGCACCGATCGAGCTTCTTGGGGATTAGCATTATGTTGAAGCAACTCCATATAAGAATTTTCAGCAGTTTGGCACGCTGTATACCAATGATAAAAACGAGTTCCTGAATTTAATGGTAAATTTTCTGCATGCATTTTTCCAATGGCAGCGTCCTTGGTATATCCTTTTAAAATAAGATCATTAAATGTTTCATAAGCTATTTGATACCAAATAGGCAGAATAACCGTTATTTCTTTACTATTTCCATAGTTACAATATCGGGTAGATTCTTGACTATAGCTTGCTATTCTATGACGAACTATTTCATGAGATACACCACGATCACAAATTACTCTAACTGTTATTTTTTCATGCTCAAGAACCGATTCGTGCCCGTTTTTTATAATCATTTGAACAAATTTAGCCGCAGAATCAATCGTTATTTTATCTTCTGATTTATAGCAAGTTCGTCCATACTTTTCTAATTTTGCGAGTAAATCATCTCCGTGATAATGATATTTTGTTTCATACCTTGGGCACTCTATTTCTTCATCTTCAAATTTCCACCAAGGAGAGATAATTTTCATTTCAATCTCCTATTTTAACATAAGAATAAATTTCTCTTTTTTCCACAGGACAAAGTTTATCTTTAAATATTCTCAAGCTTTCTATCCCCATAATTCCTCCATCATTAACTAATTTATTTTGATTCAAAATAACGGGGTCTGTATAAAATAAATATCTTTGGTATTCATTCAAAAATTTAATATTTCTAGAAAATGAAAATCGGAAGTTAATATAAAAATAATTGGAATCCCAAATATTGATTCCAAGAATATATCCATTTTTATCTACCAAAATTTTCCTATTATTTCCATTAAAAATATAATTAGTCATAACTTCATCATCATGAATTTCTTGATTTCCTTCTTTATTTTTTAACCATTCTATGAATAAATCTTTTAGTTGATTTTCATGATTATCATTCGCTTCAATATACTGCAAAGGGGAATTCCCATACCGTCCAGGAAATTTACGGATATTCTTTCGGAAAACTTGAAATTTGTTTCCAGTTAGATCTAGGAAATGACGAGGGTTATAAATATGTTCTAATTCCAAAAATTCTTTTTTATAATTAGAAGGCATAGACCAATTGGGAAAACTAGCCCATATATGAGTAGCCCAATTTTGGTAATCTCCGCTTATGCTATTTCCATTGGGGAGTAATTCCCCCGTATTCATATTTATTGGGGGGAATAAAATCCATTCGTTGTGTTTCCAATAAATAAAATCACCCGTAATTTCCTCTTTAATTTTAGCTCTTTGAAAATATTCTTCAGAGCAGGGAAAAGTAGGAATTATCTTATATTTTTTTAACAATTCCAAATATTGGTTTTTCAAATTCCCTCCATTTTTTCTGATCGAAGGATTTCTATATCAGTTCCTTCTTCAAGAATAAATACTTTTATTTTTCCTTTCATTTCAGCAGGTAAATTATCTTCCACCATCTTTTTGATTCTTTCTGATCGTTCCATGCTAATTTTTTGTTCAATTTTGATAACTATTAAATCATTTTCACGAACTTCTAATGTTTGGACACTTTTAACAAAATCAATTTCGTTCATTTTTTCCTCCATCATCTTTGTTGGTGAATTAGACCACCCACACCCAAACCAATGTTTACAGGGTCCATTTGTTTTACAGTAGGGGCAAGGACCATCTATATTATTCCAGGGTCGATTTATTTTTTTAATTATAGAATTCAGTTCCTCCGATTCGCAGATCCCGCATAGGGCAAATGGAGGTATTTCATGAATGCAATTAGAGAGTCTCATTTTTTTCCATAATTTTGATCGCGGCACGTAAGGAGCAATTGGTACATTCCAATGAGTCAAATGGTTCTTCTATATGTGAGTAAGAAATGATCTTCCATCCGTGCCCAACAAATGTGCATTTTATTCTTAAATAGAGCAACTTATACCACCACCATTGACGTTTCCACCAAATGCCCCCCACGTTGGATGGTACGGGATATACGAAACACCAAAGCCCCCTATCTTTACAAATAGTCCAACTCATCCTACTTTCCTTCTACCGCTTTCAACGCGGCTCTACAGATGGCGAGAGGAGCAGTATCGGCGTATCCCCAAAATTGCTCTCCGTGTCCCTTGTTATGGTCATCCAAACAACATTCCCATTCGCAATTTTCCCACATAATTGCTGGATGAAGATCTATGAGATGGTCCATGATATCCCATGCGGCGGCTAGATTGGTGGAGTATGACTTTATAAGCCCATCGCCCGATTGGGCGTTGTGCATACCAGCGCACTTGCAAAACCATACGGTCCCAGAAAATCCATCAATGTCACCACCGGAAAGTTTCCATGAATAGTCTTTCCTCACCAATGCAGAACACCCCATGACCTTCTCAGCCACCAGCGCGTCCATCTCCCGGCCAGCTTTCATCGTATCAATATTCATTATTTTCCTTCTTTATAAAAGTGAATTTACTTTAGCATCTATAAATTTAATAGCTTGTTCTACAGTAAAAATTTCTTCGGCCTCATTAATAAAAATATCTATTTGAAATTCTACTTCTGCTTTTGTTATTAAACCAATAATATCTAAAGAATCTAATTTTAAATCTTCGATAAAATGATCTTTTCTATCTATTTTATCTAATGGCATACCAGATTGATCGGATATAATTTTAAAAAGACGATCTTCAACAGAAATAGGTTCTATTTTCTTTCTTTTTTTCAAAATAGGATGGAGGTTTTCCTTAACTTTTTTATTTATGGGTAATAGTCCATCTCCTTTACATTTACTACAAACTTTTGAATTTCCCCCATATATAAGGGACATCCAAGTTTTTTCTTTATTAGGCATTTTTCCAGAACCCTTACAAACTTTACAAAAGTCATATTCCGCTACTGGCATATAAATTTGGAAATGTTCCATAGTCATAGTCATTTATATTGTTATTTCCCTCTTCTTTCTACTGCATCTCGAATATTGCCTACTGCTTGTTTTTGCCCTTCTGTCGCATGTTTTCTTTCTTCAACAGTTTCTGCTATGCCCAATAGAGTATCCTCTGCCCATTCGAAATCATCATCAGATATGCAATCATTTATTTCTTTTAACAAATCCTCCCATTCACATTCTTTACACATTACTTGTCTCCCTCGGCCTCTCTCTTTTTCCTTTCTTCATCTCCAGGGAAATCCTTCGTCCAATCTAACCCCCCTTTATTCATAAGTCCTGAGGAAGAGCCAGATTTAGAGGATTTTCCTCCTTTTGATGATTGGCTCTGTAACCGTTCGACTAATTTGCGACTTATAGAACCAGTTTTTCTACTCTTGCCCCCCATTTGATACCCCCTTTTTAAATTTTCTTCTCTCCCGGCCCTCTTTTACTTTAGCCCTAGATTTTGGATCAGACCAAAGTTGTTTCATAGTTTTAGATAATTTTGATTTTGATTCTTCACTATTTTGTTTTCCAGTATTAGACTCTATGTTTTTTCTTCTATATTCTGGATTATTCCATTTTTCTTTTATAGATTGAGATAAGGACTTTAACATATTTGATCTCATTTCTGGATCAGCCCATTGATTTGTAGCAGATTCTGATGCTTTTCTACTAAATTCAGGATCAGATGCTATAGTATTTGCTCTATTTAAAACTCTTTTTGATCGAATATCAGGGTCTTCCCATTCTTTTTTCCTCAGAATAGATCCAATTTGACGAGATTCTGGTGATCTCATAATTTCTAATATTTTGTCCTTAAATTTAGGGTTTTCCCACCTATCTTTAGTACTTTTAGACATTATAGCTTTTACTTCTGGGTTATCAAGTCCCTTTTTAATAGCATCTTTCATTCTATTTTTATATTCTGGATCTTCCCATAAATTTTTAACTGATTCAGATATTTGAGATATAATTTCAGGATTATCTTTGTATCTATTTTTAGTTAATTCAGATAGCTTTACTTTAGATTCCTCCGACCATTTTATCCCCCTATTGGATTCTGCTATTTCCCGAATATTATACCCATTTTCTTGTTTATATGATTCATAGTAATCTAACCAAATTTGTTCTCTAGGAACTAATTGAGTTAAATCATAAACTAATTCTATTACCATAAATACAAAAGATTCTTCCCCATATTTACAATAGGCAGATTGAATGTGTTGAGTATGTTCTCCTCTACGAAGTAACCATAAATGCCCCCTTTCCCATCTAATATATACATCTTCAGAAGATCCTATATACTTCTTCCCATTTATTCTATTAAGTATCATGTATACACCGGAAATTTTCATTTTATTCTTCTCTTTAAAATAGGGGGGATTATTTTTTCTTTCTGTAAATCCAAAATCCCCCCGCAGTCGTCGAAAATACACCCCGCCACAACTGCTTGCATATTATTATGCAGTCCATCTATCATAAAATATTTACATCCTTCTGGAAAATAGATATTAATTTTATCATTGAAATTAAATAATGCTAAGAAATCTCCTGTTCTTATTCCAAGAGGAGAAATAGAATCTGGAAGAACATCTTCTGGTTCTGTTAAGCCGAGGCCCTCCATTTCTATTTTTCTTTCGAGCAGTATCAGAGATCCGGCGTAGATATCTCGTTGAAGTATTTTTATTTCTCCCCCTCTAGTTACAAATTCAATATGCGATAAATTCTCGTCCAAAAGGTCTAACGAGGATTTATGAAAAGGGATCTTCCACTTCATTTTTTCTGTATCATAAAATTTATAAAATAACTCTTCTACTTCTTGAAAAGTTTGAGTAGGTATTCTACATTTTTTCTTACGGAGAAATTCTTCTCCTTTTTGAAGGAAAGTTATGCTATTTCCGTCTGCAGTAAAATTTGGGGAATCATAATCGCTTAGAAAAAAACGAATTGGTTCTGGAAATTCATTCTTAGTTGCCTCGAACCGAAGTATCATGGTTTTATCGCTGTTGAGAATATAAATAACATTTTCCCAACAGAATGCAGAGTTTTTTTGATTCCCTGATTGTTCCAAAGCAACTCCATATGAAAATATTCTTTCTACTTCTAATTCTCTCAAAATTGTCACCTTATTCTCCTTATCATTATGGGTTTTTCTTTTTTCTCAGCGTTTAATTTTCTATTTTTATGCCCCTCTATCATTTTAGCCCTAAATTTTGGATTTTCCCATTGATTTTTAGTTCTTTCTGATGCTTTTCTTTTATATTCAGGGTCATTTAATTTTTTTCTGATTGAATCTATCATTCTATTTCTTATCTCTGGATTATTCCACCTATTTTTAATAATCTCTGACATTCTTATTTTTCCTTCGGGGGATACTTTTCTTCCTGTTTGCCCCATTATCATATTGGAACGGGCTATGGGATCTTTCCCCGTTTTAATATTAATAATTTTGTAAATAGATGAAATCATTATAAATACTTTTCTTCTAATTCATTTCTGAGTCCCAAATTTACTCCCCTTTCCGCAATAAAGATGGCAATGAAATAATATCTTCCGTGGTTACTTTATTTGTCCATTCAAAAAATAATTCTTTTCCTTTGGTAAATACCGTTATCCAAATAGTAAAGAATAATATACCAATTTGAACAATACATTGCAAGAAAGATATAATAGTTAATATTACAGATTTAAATAACTTTCCACTCCTTTCATATAAATCTTTTCCTTCATCTTTAACCTTCATTTTATTTCCTCCATTAAATTGAAAATTCCGTTTGAATCTGACTGAAAATGCCCTCGCATAAAATGATTATCTTTTCGGAAAAATTCTAATCCCCGTCTCTTTACGGAGTTGGAGAAGGTATAAAAACATTCATCTGATTTTTTATGTTTATTTAATAGACCGATGAAACAAAATTTATTTATGCTATGATTCGCCGTCGTTCTATCGAATTTAAATTCAATTTCTGAATGATCCCTTCCAACTTCTCCACGTATAAATTCTACAATATCCGGTACTTTTATTTTGATTAATTTATTTTCAGAATATACTTTTGTAAAGTACTGCCACATGCACCAACTAAGACGGTCATCAGGGTTTATTCCGTGGTTTTCTACGTATTCCAAATCAACTAATCCTTCTCCTTCCATTATAGTTTTCTTATATGATTCTATACAATTTTTAGAATATGCGGTAGAGTCAGGGTATTTTGGTTTTCTTACTCTTTTCTTTTTTTCAACTACCATATCAAACTCTGTATGAACTAATTTGATAGTTGCTTCTACTATTCCCTTTTTGGCATAAGCTGTTATTACAAAAGATTGGACATTATCAATACTTTCTCCAGTTTCTGCATTTATTACTTTAGTCCCTGGTATGGTACCATCACTAATAATTTTCAGTTTCATTTGGTACCCTTCTTTTTCTTGATAATAACAATAGTAGATGGTTTATAATCATCTACCAAAGATTGTAAAGTTTCTTGAGGACAATTTCCACTATACTTACATTTACAAGTAGATGACCTTAAATAATTCTTGGCTGCGGTAACTAATTTCTCCGTGTAGTCCATTTATTCCTCCTCCGTAAATACTTTATTCCAAGGAATTATTTTAGTTCTTTCCAAATTACGAACTTCAAATTGTTCCGGAAATCGGATAGCAAATTCTAACTCCTCTGATTCTTTGACGAGTACAAATAAAATCATATCTGCTTCCGTTCCTCTATCGAAATGAAAACGTCCACGTCTTCTTGGGCCACTACTACCTTTTCCATTTTTTCCCTTAGACTTTATCCATTCTTCGCAAGATTTAATTTCAATTTTTGCATCTCCCACCGTAACATCATATCCTGCCTTATAATCCGGTTTAATCGGAGGATCTTTGAAAGTTTCCTCCAAAAATCGGAGAACTTGGGGTGAACCCTCCGTCCAGTGCCTAGAAAAGAATTTTTCATTTTTTCTCCCTTTATTGAAAAACTTCAAAATTGTTATTTACAATGCTTCAAAATTTAAGTTTCTTTTATTTCTAGCTTTTGCTTTTCCTTCAACGGATTTGGCAATATGTTCCGGACTAAGATGTCTTCCAATAAGGGAAGCAGATAAATTGGCTAAATATTTTGGGTTATTGCTTCTCCTTATAAACCCTTCCGCCATTTTAGCTCTAAATTTTGGATCTGCCCATTGTTTTTTAGCAACAACTGACTGATTTTTTCTAAAATTAGGATCTTTTCCCCTTTCTTGATTCATTTCTAATATTTTTATTTTATGTTCAGGACTTTTCTTTCTGCCTTTCAAAAGAGAAATTACTTTATTTCTATATTCTGGATCTAACCAATGATCTTTACTAGTTTGAGAAATTATTTTCTTAACTTCTTCTGAATGTTTATTTCCTAAACAAGAATTAGCATATCTACAAACATTATACCCATATCTATCGTCATATGATTGGTAGTAATCTAACCAAGTTTGCTCTCTGAAAGATAATTGAGACAAATCTTTTACTATTTCCATTATTATAAATTCAAAATTTTCTTCTCTATATTTATGATAAGCCCTTTGAAAATAAAGAGAATGGTGAGTTCCTTTACGAAGTTCGCATAAATGATTAGTCCACCTACTATATAAATTTACAGCAGATCCGACATATCTTTTTTCATTAATTTTATTAACTATCATATAAATACCTGATACTTTCATTCACCGTACCAAATTTTCCAACATTTCTAGACGGAAATCGGAACTTTCAATATATCTCCAAATTATGTTTTCCTCTCGATCTCTTCCATATGGTTCCATTCCTTGGGCCCAATCCGGAAAATAAGCCGGATTGCTCATTCTTAAATTCCACGAGTTCTTAACTTCTTTCATCAAAGTTTCTGATAACCACCCTCCACGTTCCTCTACGAAAGTGTTATATTCTCCCCACGTTACGGGTCGGGGGGCGTTGTTTCGAACAAACCTAGCTGCAATCATATTGTTTCCGTAGGAGAATCCTCCACCTAAAGGAAGATAGATGTCAGATATAGAACAGCAAATATCGTCGTCATTGATAGGAGAGTTGCCAAAATCAAAAGTGGATGAAGAGAATCCCTGATTTTTCATTAATTTCATAAATTCCCCTAAGACTAGGGAACCTAGCCACTGACTATCTGACATTATAAGAAACATTCGATGGAAATCTATCCCTAACATTTCCATTTGGCGCTTTACTCCGGGGGCGGAAGCGGAATAACTATATGTATCGAAAGTAATGTGCTTGATTCCAATTTCCTTTACTCTACTGATCCATTCTTCCACTGCATCTTTTTCATCGTTTACGAAAATCATTAAGGGTTCGATCCTAGCTACCACCCTAACCCCTGCATCTACAAGAGCTTTTGCAGCAAGTAAGCGTTGGGAGAAGGAAGGTGCCCCAGGCTCTAACTTTTTATTTAAAGCATCATCAGAAGATATCATAGTCATATGGACAGCAGAACCGGCCTTATTATCTGCCAAAGCTCTAACGTAGTCTTCTCTACCGATTAACGCTGATTTTGTGTTCACCATAATAGGATAAACTTGATCTGATAAATAACGCATGAAATTCAAACTAATTCCTTTTTGCGCTTCGATAGGAAGAAAATCTTCAAATCGAATTCCTAGACGGATGGGAATTTGAAGACTTATTGCTTTTGGTAATTCTGGTCCATCAATCTTTTGGCCTCGAAATTTCATTAATTTATCCATCTCCGTTCGGAAGTATTCCGGTCGGCAATGGCGTATTCCAATTTCTTTGGGATTATCAAAAAATGATGTATATAATGATGATCGGAATGAATCTGCAAAACAATTGTGAACTAAAATCCCCTCCGCGAAATAATTATTATTGGGCACGCATTCAAAATTATAAACTATTTTTTTATTGCTAGTTTTTGCTCTAGATATAGATTCAATTCGTCTCCATACCCATTTATTAGAATTATTG